ATGAAATACAAGCCTAATGCGTATCTTGTTAAAGAAAACTCTTCGGTGTACTCCGTCAAGGTCACCATTCCACCTTATATGCGCTTCCTTTTTGGGAATCGAACAGCATTCATGCGTACAACTGGCACGGCAGATATCAGGGAAGCCCGGATCATCCGTGACAAAGTCATGCACGAATTTTTTGCCATCAGAGACATGCTCAAGCCCAAACCACAACGTAACAGTGTTGATCGCGTCCTGGTGGAACTGCGTTCTATCAACCAACATGTAAGCCAGAATGATGGGATAGACTTCGCCACGGCTCGTATGTGTCCCTCCCTTGTCCAACTGCGGGATGAATTTATTGTCCAACACAGTGACAGGCGCAAGCTGTCTACCCTGAGCAAGTACATTAAGGCGGTGGAAGTCTTCACGGCTCACTTTCGGCGTAAGGATTTTCAGTTGCAGGAAATCAACAGGACTATGGTCACCGATTGGTTAGACAGCGCCAAGCAGGAGAAAGCCAGCCAAACACTGGCTAATTATCTTGGTTGCCTGTCCCAACTGGTGGCACAAGCCCAAAACCGCTATCACGATGCACCTAAAGCCAATGTATTCACGGGCCACAAACTGGACGTGCGCCATGATCGGGAAAGCTACGAGCCGTTTACTGGTGATGAACTGGCTAAGGTGCTCGCGCTGCTGGATGATGAAATGAAAGCAGTTGCAACCGTCGCGATGTTTACAGGTTTAAGGCTGAACGAAATTTGTTCATTGCGAATCAGCAATATCAAAACCGTCGAGGGGGTTTGGTGCTTCGAAATAACGGAGGGAAAGACACGCAATGCGGCGCGGTTGGTTCCAATTCATAGCAAGCTAGTCGCTCTCGTCAAACAGCTTATCCAGCACAATCACAACGGCTTTTTATTCTACCATGCCAGCATTACGGAACGGGCAGACGGCAAGCGTTCAACGTGGCACACGCAGCGATTTACACGGGCTAAACGTAAGGCATTAGGTGAGAAAGGTACAGAGCGGAAGGTGTTTCATAGTCTGCGAGGAATGTTCATCAGCCAGCTTGATCGGGAAGGTGTACCAGAGGATAGGATCGCTTTGATTGTGGGCCATGAGAGGGGGAAAACGGAGAGTTTCAGGACGTACAGCAAGAGCGCGGGGATGAAAGAGCTATCGGAGTACGTGGAGCTAGTCAGTTACGTAATGTAAACAATGTGAAGATTGTCACTGACAACACGAAATTTAGGAAAACGCTGAATCTAAGCCACAATCATAAAAAGCCGGGTGGTTTCTCCATCCGGCTTAATAAATAGAAATCTCTGGTAAACGTCAATGTCGTTCTTTTTTCCTCGCAGCGACAGCCTGCTTGCAATATCGTTCATATTGTAAACAAAACCATGCTTTCTGTTCTCCCGACATGTTGCCAGTTATAGCTTTGATGTCTATTGGGAAGCCCTCTGAGTACATACGTGCAAAGCTCCTCGCCAGAAAATCAAAATTGCTCAGCGCATTTAGATTCGGTTCGTTCATCAGCATATCCCCCTTAACATTGAATCACTGTCACTTGGTTACATGCTTTCTATTCATAATATTAGGCTTCTTTCATTTCAAATAATTATATTATTCGTGCGCATCTCACGATCATTTCGTGATATCAGTCACATAGTTATCATTCTGCTTTAGATCTTTGCTATTAAGGGCGAGATTTTGGATTAGCGTCGATATTATCTACAAAAAAAACCGGACGGAAGCCGCCCGGTTAGTTAATCATTTTCTTTTGTTTCTCGTTGAGATAGTACCGGGTAGCGCTGTCGAATCCGTAGTTTGCAATCCGATCCAACAGGCTTGACCTGCTACACCCAAGCCGACGCGCCAGCGCTGACATGTTGATGATTGCGTCATCATTCGTACCGTCTAAAATCCACTGCATCAGCGGCAGATTGCCAGCGCCGATCAAAGCTAATTTCATATGTATCTCCTTTGGAGATTTGCCACAGGCAAACCCGGTAACGGGTATCCGTGTATCTCCTCTTCTTTGCCTCGCCCCTGTTGGGCTATTTTTCACGGTGGGGCAGAATGGTCAGCCCCAAAATCCGCTGTCTTACACTGCGTCGTTCGTCAGTTTGGTCACAAAGTCTGGACGGTACACCACAGGCAAAATTGAGCTTTCCGCGAATAGCTCAACGTTCTTAAACTTGTCCTGCACACTCCAGATACGGAAATCAACCGGATCAGCAAAGGCCAGATCAAGATTTCGGCTGGTTGCTGTTGCTACATAACCGAAAGGTAATGCGATTTCAGAAGATAGCGGCTTGCTGAAGCGCGGAACCAGGAAGGATTCATCCGGGCCAATTCCATAAAGTGCCTGATCAGTGACTTCCACTACGCGAACATTCTCGATGATGAATGTTGAGAATGCCGGAAGCACTTCTTTGTTAAACAGCACATCGCGATCAAGCACACCAAACTGAACATTCTGACGGATATCAGGGTGATATTTGATGCCACGAAAAACGTTGCTACCAGCGAACAGAATAAAACCATCAAGCTGACCAGCCAGACCACCCATCCGCACTTTAGCAGCGGTCACAGCGTCATCCAGGCTGCGAAGCGGGTCACCAGAGCTAACGTTGGTTTTGATAGTTCCGGTCGCCTGTTGGTAACCAAATTCATCTTCCCACGAAATAATCGGTTGCTGGGTGTAAGTTGCTTCAACAGTATTTCGGAAAAGTGCGTCAGCGAAAATCTTTTCCTTGGTACGCATGTACTTATCATGCATTGCGAGAGCAGAGGCTGTCACAGCGTCCATCACAGACATTTGCAGGTTTGAACCTGGTTTTCGGTAAGGTTGCACGTCAGCAGCAGTAATACGGTCCTGATAAGCATAAAGCGGCGCTTCAATCAGGTGATTGCTGGCACTACGCTTGGGAATAGCTGACCACTCGGAACCATAACGATTGACAGAACTTGCCACCTTCTGGGCAACTTCATCAATGATATCAAGGCTCACCTTTGGACTCATGGAAGTCTGTCGGTCACTGAAAACGTTAAGCGTTGAGAGCAGTGTATTCTTTGCTTCCACGTTTACAAAAGTGTTGGTGTAATCAGCAAAACTGAAATTGGTTGATAATCCCATTTGTTTTTCTCCTTATTATTCTGCGTCCGGTGCGCTGGTACGGATTGCGCCCGTTTTGGTCAGTGCTGCAACAGCATTCGCGCCAGCAGTCGCACCCATAACAGCAATGATGGTGTCCTGTTTGATGTACACACCACGATCAGCAACGATGACATGAGCATCATCTGCCGCCCTGTGGTGGATCAGAACCAGCAGGCAATCATCCCCAGAGACATATGCAGCCCCAGCACTGGTAATGCAGCTACCCGGCTGAACTTCTACTGCCAAATCAACTGTAATTGTCTTGCGGTCAAAGTTTGGATCGACTGCATACGCGATCACCGAATTGTAAGAACGTTCTGTTGTTCCCATTTTCATATAATTAACTCCCGTTAAATTTCACATAGCTATGTAAACAAAAGGCCAGCGCCTGCTTGAGCCGTAAACGGCGACAGGGCCAGCCTTTCGAATAGGGTTTTAGCACCCGCTAATTGCGGGCAGGAATGAGGAGGTGGCAACGCTCCAAAGATGGGCAAGGAGACCCAAAAACACTGCCACCTGATGTTGTTTAGTGTCCAACGTGACAGCCCGACGAGGAGGACGGGACTTTGGCAAACCCCGATCCGGGATCGGAGAAATCTGGATGCTGTTACTTCTTGCTTTTCTGAATACAACCAGCGGCTGGCTAAAACCTTCCCGTGAGAGTCGATCATCCGGCGGTGAATCATGGATTCATCACATAGTGACCAGAGGTTGCGGATTATTGGCTGTATTTAGAAAAGGGCCGCGTGGTGAACTCAGCCACTTTGATATAACAAGGAGAGGGAAAACAATTGTCAGCAGTAATTTCCCTTATAAACTATTTTATCATGAACAATTTACTTTTGCAACAAAGACTTGGCGATATTGACGGAAAATCAGATGGTTACCGTTAAATCTGATAACGTTACTGAGGGACCCCGAGAATAAGGTTCGTATTGTAGACTTCATTCTCTCGGATTTTTGCATCAATAAGACCTTTCACAGCCCCGTCATTGATATTAATGTCAACATCCTGATGCAGGCTGAGGTCTGCTGTCCCTGTAACACTGACAGGGATCGGTCCTCGTGTTGCAGTATCCGCAATTGTGGGGATTGAGAATGTTGGTTTAAGCAATGGTTGCGGTTGCTGGCCCTGATAGTTCAGACCAGGAACATTCAACGCTAACCCGTCCCAGGCAGTACCTGTGCCAATATTGTTAGGCGAAGAGCTGTCAAGCCACGGGTAAATCTGCTTAAGGGTCTGGCCTATGGTGCGAGGGTCGAAACCCAGATTATCTTTTACCCACTCGGCGGCGGCATTGCCTCCCTCGTCTACTGTGGTGTTGTAAACGGCATCCGGTAACGTTGACCCCTTCCTTAGCTCTTCACCAATGCTGCTGGCCCAGGCTAAGATGTTGGTGGTCAACTCACCTAACGACTGTCCAAGATTGTCAGCGATAGGGATAAGGCCCGTCATGCTCTGTCGTAGAGTGTCCGTATTGGTAGCATATTGTCCCAGCCCCTCAACGAATGAGGCGCTGAAGTGGTCAGCGAGGCTGGTTTGCACTCGGTTGTACTCAGCACCTAATTCTGCCAGTTTGTCGAGATTGGACTGCTGTGCATCAGACAAGGTCCAACCCTCAGAGGCCAGTTGACGCATGCGATCAATAACCCCATGCCCTTCATCATTGAATACTTCGAGGAAGACCGAACCATCATTAACTGCCTCAGAGAGGTGACGAACTGCGTTATCAGTCCATTTGAATGTTTTCTGCAACTGTTTCAGGTACAGTATGAATTCAGGAAAGTTCATGGTCTGAATCTCGCCAATCACTTTCTGGGCTACCTTCTGGTTCCCGTTAGTGGATTTCAACACATTATTAATGATATCGGCAAACTCACCACCGCCAGAGAAAGTTACTTCACCTGTCTTCTTGTTGCGTTTGAAAGAACCGGTATTCAGCAATTCTCCGGCTTTTTCTGTCGTATCCTTGTTCAGATCAGCCAGTTTATCAGCGCTTAGCGAATAACCCGCCCTGCTCATAGCTAAATCCTGGATAGCTGCGAACTCTAATTGCCCCAGACCATATTGCTCTAGTTTTTTAATATCACGAGAGCGCTCAAGGCTTCCCTGAAGCGTCTGACCAACACGGGCAACTCCCATGCTGCCGATCAGTGTTGCTCCACCGATTGCACCTCCGGCAACAATCCCACCACCTATACCGCGCCCTGTCAGCCCCTCAGTACGAACACGACCAGCACGAATGCCAGCGGCTTTCTGTTCTTTGGTGATACGCTGTTGCAGTCGAGCCTGCTTGCGTAATTCTGAGGTTATACGGGCCATTTCGAAGCGGGTCTCTTCTACCGTGTAGCGCTCTTCTTTCTGGGCTTTTAGAGCTTCTTTTGCAGCACTGATCGCCTTATACCGTGTTGCTATATCAGCCCCGTTTACATTAGCCAGGGTTAAGGCCGATTTGCGAAGAGCATTGTAATAAACGACCTCCCGCTTTAATGCCGCTTCGCGTTTCTCTTCAACAGCAATAAGGCGTTTCGCGGCTACAATATCCTCGGAGATCCGTTTATGGCCCCGGTTCATGGCTGCTGTCTGTGCTGTTGCTAATCCCGGCTCTGGTGCTGCGCCTCCTATATTGGGGTTGTACATTACCGCACGACTGGCTGCTGCTGCCCGAATCCTCTCACTGATACGGCTCAGACGGAGGTCCTGACGTGCACGGGCCTCATCCTGAGTCAGCGCCTGTGCTGCATTCTTCGCAGACAATGCCGCCATTTTTTTATTGTGGGCCAGTTCCTGATTGACAATTTTTGCCTGCACTTGTGCCTGTTTTTGTTGCTCTGCAACCAGACGCTGTTGCTGCTTTATTCTTGTTGTATGGGCTTTAGCCGCTGCTAAAGCAGCCTTGCCTTCACTCTGGGCAGTGCGTTTCTTCGCCGCCTCCAGCGCTTTAGCGGGCTTCTCCTGGGCTGCTTTCAGGCTCTTAATGGCCTTGAGTGCCTTACCGTAGGATGTTTTATCTACGGACCATTCCACCATGTTGATGGTTTTCGTCACTATAATGTTAGCCATTCTTGCCTCCTTTGGAGGTTTGACGCTTGGTCAAAACACTTTGTGCCATTAAACCCCCTGCGGTTTGATAATATGCCCATAACGTTCCGGATCATCAGCGACCAGTCTTCGACAAGCGACCTTTGCTCTTTCGAGCGCATCAGGATCGATATCATGAGGTTTGAAAACTCCAGCATCAGCACCCAACATCTTGATAATTTTTGTTTTGTTGCTTTTTTTATCAGTCGTTTTATTAACTGATGAGTCTGTAGGAGCTTTGAGGCATTCCAACCCGTTAGCGGGTTTGCCTTCGGCAAATCGCCCTCGAAGATATTCGGGATGTTTCCTCAGAAATCCAGAGGTGACGCTTGCGAGGTTTTCCCGCGCCTTCTGTAGGGTGTACTCTTCCGGTGTCATACCGTGCATCGCTGCAAACAGAGCATTTTTAATGCTGTCCAGTGTCATTGGTGGTATCTCCAAAGCAAATTATGGAACAAGCCAATCCCGGACAACAGACAATGGGCGACCATTGCCAATACGGGGATCAGCGATAAGTATTCAAGATAGCGGCCTAATGCATCGCAGGGCGATTAACGGCAACCGTTAACCCACTGGTGGGTGTCAGTGCAGGCGGGGCGCTTTCTGCTTGCGGTGTGCGTGACGGCTGAGAGTTTTTCTGTACTCAATAACCAACGGATCAGTTTCCTCCGGGAAACGAGCCATAATCTCAGCGAGTGGGATACCTTCATTAGACAGGTAGCGCACAACTGTAAACAGCGGCAATTGCAGATCAGCGCAGATGTTTTCGAGCATCGAGCTGGATTCGAAATACTGACGTACAGTGACCCCGGTTGCGTGCTGGCTGGTATATTTCACTCTACGGAAACGTGGATTCCAGGTTTTCGCAAGTTCGCCAACAAATTCAGGATCGAGTCTAAGGATTAGGGCAACTCTACCGGGAGCATATCCGTGCACCAGAAGAGTCTTTGCAGTTTTAACAACTGATTCATCACGTCGACGGTTTTTGAAAAGACGCTTTAGTTTATCGCTTTTCACGGTTTGAAAGCCGTTATCGGTCTGGCTGTCGCCAGTTACTTGCTCACACAATTTTCCTCCAATACTAGAAAGGTTGATCTTCGCCCCAATCGGGTTCCTCAAGGGAATCCACGCAGAGGGTATACCCGTTAATCTGTTGTTTCTCTGGCTCTGGTGCAGGTATATCGTCAGGCCTCATATACTCTCCAGGCTCACCCATATTGGTTGTGCCAGTCAGTTTCCACACTAGTTTAATCTCATCCTGCCAGGTTGTAGCACCCTGTGATTGCGCCCACCGTCTGGCATCAGGCATCAATCTACCATTATAAAACGGAGTTTCAATCCATGGCATATTGACAATGTTTTCCCCAGTCATTGCAGCATTATCAGCGGATAAATCATCATGCAGCTCGCTAAGAAGGTCAGATAGAGGTTGTCCGACTCGAGCAGTGGATGCGGCAATCTCAGGGACATCAGTAACAGATTGTTCTTTTTCATCATCACTCTCCTCAATGATTGGTACTGTTACTTTTTTCGTTTTAGGCGTTCCGCGCGGCTTCTTTTTCACTAATGTGCGAATGAGCATTCCTTCAGCCAGTGGCCCACCGCTGATCGATGCAGGGCCGTAGAAAAGAAGATTGGCAGCGACGCCTTCAGTCCCTTCCAGGGGAATCACAGTGTGATGAAAACGTTTATGCCCGTATGAATCACGCTCCTGCTCCTCGGATTTGACCAAACCCAATCTGTTTAACACAGCAATCCTAGTGGCTATCCAGCGGCGATCACGTCCTTTGAATTTAAGGCCCATGCTCTCCTGAGATTCAAAAAATGGTTTTCCATCCGCGTTATAGCTCTCGTACTGGTCACGCATGTAACCGTAAAGCGTTTCCGTCTCGGTAGGAATTGCAATTTCTTCCCTAGTGTCCTGTCGCACGATATGAGTGGAGTGCAGCAGGCGCTTAAAGAAGAATGCGTATTTCTCAGTTTTTGTTGTTCCGGTCATTTTCTCTCCCAATTTTTGGATTTAACGTGTTCTCGATGAGTCGTACCAGATAAAGGCCGACTCCGATCCCCTCAGCCGCTGCGTTAGAGCGAATGATAGTGAATACTTCAGGTGTGAATCGTAGATTGATCATGCAAGTTCCCTCCTCGTTTTAGGTACAAATAAAACCTCTCCAGTGGTCACCTAGAAGGCGAACCGGATCAGTAGGCCGCTTAGCGGTGATGTTGAAAGCATCATCACTTCGTGACCGGATCAGTGTTTTTCGATATTGGTGTTAAGCAGTTGCTGTCGGGAATTCGCCAGCCAGTGGATAACCGTAGGCTTCAAGTTCTTCAGCGCCGTTGACAGCCACGAGCAGCATGATGATCTGTTCGTGAGTCAGAGCAAGATTGAGTTTACTCAGGTAAAGCTGGCGATGACCTTCCAGGATTGGGTGAAGTATTTCGGTCAACTTCATTCCGTCAGCGCGTTGATTACTCAAAGGCTTGAGCACAGTTTTGACTACCCGCGCATGTTTCGCCTTTTTCCGTTCCTGCTTCAGAATATGAAGGCAGACGGCAATCTGCGGGTGTTTCGCGTGACAAGCGTCAGCGCCACCGTTTCTACTAATGAAAGCCCATAACGCAGACTTGGTGTATTTGCCGTCCAGAATAAGATCGGCGATTTCCTCGCCAGTCATGCTGGTGAGGTCGAGACGCTGTGATTTTGGTTTGTTCATTTTGGGTTCTCCGTTTCTGTTGAAAGAATAATTCGCGGAGGTTCTATCTTGTAACCCGTTTAGTCGCCTTCGGCGATTTGGCTGACACCAAACCTGCTACAGGCATTTAGGGCACTACCGGGCGGCAGCGCTAATTGTATTCGAGGAGTATTAAGGTAAATCATTACCCTACCCACTCATTTTACAGGAATATTATTGGAAATGCAAGTAATTAATATAAAAATTATATAATACCCCACAATAATACTATTCCATCATGACTTCTTTGTCAATAGGGCTAAATCTCTCTGTAACGCATTCTGCGAGGACTTGTCGCTATAGCAGTACCATCGCATTACCTACTCCACGAAAAGCGCTCAGGATGAGCGCTGAGAGCTTCTCTGTAACGGTTATCACTGCATTCATCACAATACTCGCGCCGCCCCACCCAGGGGGAGTTACGTCGCGTTTCTAGCTCCTCTGCGCCATGCTCGATCCACATTGACTGACGCGCTCGCGCTTGTCTCCCACACATGCTGGCGTAGCCTTTGGGTTACCCGAATCCATGACTGGGATATCCACACACAGAGACAGACCAAAGGTCTGTTGATGGGTTGGTTATCACAGAATGGGTAATGAGGGTTAGGAGGTCACGAGATGACGGGTCTGTTTACGTCATCGAAGAGAACTTCTTACCAACAGATATGTGTAAACAGGCAAAACCTGTTCACTCAACAGTTGACAACACCAACAATTGAACGCATGTTCAATCTGTCTTTTGGTTCTCTTCTTTATAATGATTCATGTACAAACTTTGTACGTAAGTTTTCAGGTTTTAAAATACTTTGTAATGATTAATACTTGGTTAATGATTCATGTACAAACTTTGCTAAAACCCATGTACAAACTTTGCTAAAACACTCTACTACTCGAAAATCATACAGGTGTCACAGGGAAAGTCCTTTCCTAGACATCGACGCACTCAACCTGATTGTTTCACGGCATAGGGGATTCACTGCAAAGGGCCGTCTCTTGTTGCAGGAGAAATCCTTACCTGCCCCGCCCATTCTCCTCACAGGCTGAAGATTGGCAACTGCATACTGGTTTTATGTCAAAATTTGGTAGATAATCTCAAACCCTGACTATCAATCAAACAAATTAAATCAAATACACCTTAAATACCCATCAATAGTAGTTAATTACTTCGATCCGTTCTCTATGCGTACAAATCAAGGGTCTGCATCTATGGTGCGCTACAGCGTTGAGTACTCAACGAAGCCAGTAGTGGCACGGCCTCGTCAAATCTGCCTCTAGTGGTGTGGCTAAACACAATCACCGATCCACCCTTCCATACCGAAAAAATAAATTTTCTTCGTAAAAACAACTGAAAACCCTCCATTTATAGGCCTGTGAGAGCCTCTCAGTGGGGCGCTATTCTATCGGTGAGTCAAGTCACGATTGTGTGGAGATAACGCCGCTACAGGCTTCTGGTATCGCCTATGGCGATTAGCAACAAGGTTGCTAACCCGACAACGGGTAATGGTAGAGCATACGGGGCTATTGGTGGGACTGCTTGCGCTAGTGTGGGAAAAGGTACGAACGGTGACGGCCTGACCGGGAGAAAATCGCCCGTTGGTGGATGATGTTGTGGACTGGTGACGGGTATGACCTCCCCTAACTTACACAATGTGAAAGTGTAACATAGCAAACCATTGATTCTTATTGATTGCATTGTAGATGTACGTCAAAGAAGTGTCTAAACGCTGTCTTATGCATCCTTTATGCGCGTTCTATGCATCTGTGTTGTGTGTGCAAAGAGTTATCCTGCGATATTTTGAAATAATGGTTCATTTTTATTGACACAGTGGGAAGGCTGCCCAGCACATCACCAAGTACGAGCAGATATTTCCCAATACTGAGACCTGTAAATTGGCCCCAACTTTCGTTTTCTTTCGAGCGGGAGTGAGTGAATAAGAATATAAAAAAAACCTTTACAATGATCATATTACGATCAATATTCTCCTTGTAACTTACAAAACGAGATAACAGTGAGGGACGAAATGAAGAGAGTCGAGCCAGTCAGAGACAAAGAGAAGATCGCCGAGGTTGAGTCTCTGCTACGTAAACACAATACAAGCCCGATTTACGGTGATTTGTGGGTATTCCTGAACCAGACAGCGGCGCGAGTTGGTGATGCCCTCAGGTTACGTTATGCCGACTTCAATCACATCGAAGGGAACGTGTTGAACCTGAAGGAACAGAAGACAGGGAAAATCCGCTCGATCATGCTGACTGCCAAAGCGCTTGAACTGGTAGCACAACGTCGTGCTGACAATCCCGGTCATGAATATCTATTTGAAGTGGACAGCAACCGGGCTAAAGGAAAACCGATCAGCCGTGTGACGGTCTCAGCCAAGTTTAAAGAGGCCGGGGATATGCTCAACCTTCACATTGCCGCCCACAGCCCCCGCAAGAACTTAGGCTACCACGCTCTGAAACGTGGGGTAAGTCTGCCAACACTCACTAAGCTGTACGGGCATTCATCGCAGGCAGTCACATTGGCGTATTGTGGGATCATGGAAAAGGATGTCGAAGACGTATTCCAGACTATCGACTACTGATGACCGTTTACGATTTTGCTTTGCAAATCGCAACGCGACTACTGAGGATACTACTTTGAAGAAGTTTTTACTTTGTGCTTTGGCCCAGCTGCCAACCCTGACAAACGCCGGACAGATCACTCTGGTATTGGGTGACGAACAGGAGACTGACAACGCGAAGATCTGCGTATACAGCAACGCTAATTACACCGAAACCGTAACGATCAGACTGTCCGAACAGTGCAAATACACTAGGACATTTGAGGAGGACTAACGATTGACTAAGGAAGAAGAGCCGATCACCACTTTCATGTGGTGTGGCACAGTGGTGAAAGTGTACAGGCAAACGGTGAAGTTTGCAGGGACGACGATACAACGGCATTTATTGCCGTCCAATCTTAGAAGAGCAGTTGACCAACAAGTAACGTGTGATCTACGTAATCAGGTGGCAGGGGCCGCCAACCACCAAGAAGCCAGCCCCCACCGTATTCAACAAACCCAACGGAGAGTTAGAGATGCCGAATCAGCACATTATGGCGTTAGCGCTCGCGCTGTGCAACGCAAGCAACGGTAGAACAGTCCGAATCCCTGCTATGACAGGCAGCCAGCTACATTTGCTTATGATGTGGTTACAGGCTTTGAAATAATCGAGGGGGCGCAATGCCCCTTTCTTTATTTCCCTAACGCCATTTGGCTGGTGATTAGTTGGCTTCGCAAGTCCCGTAGTATTGAGACGCTAAAATGCCATCAGGATAAACCATACTCCTGCTATGCACCGACTCGCCGTTAGCCATCACGGTTGTAACCGTAACATTACCTACAGGTGTAGTTTCTATGAAAGAGTTTCCACTTACCCCATTGGGGACAGGTGTCACCTCCACAGAGCTAACATTCCCAGTCATGTAGACTTTGTTTGTCTTAGTGTCGATGATAAACGAGAAGACCATAGGGTTCTTTGCTTCATGAAGCCCCTCGTGATCACTGTATTTCGGGTAAACACATTTGAGAGATTGAGTCTCTGCCTGAACTTCAAAAACAGCAGCCCCCAGAATAGACAAAGCCAAACACTGGCAAACCAGACGATTGATCGCCATTCATAACCTCACGAACATCATTAATTTAGTCCTGCCAAAATACTCTGTGCACCGATTTTAGACAATAGAAGCCATAAAGCCCCGTTAGTGGTAAGGAGGCAAGCGGAGCCGTTAGGCGACTACATCAATGTTCAGAAGGATCACACCTTATCAGGGTGCTCGTGTACCGTTAGGAGCGTGAGCGAAGCGCTGGCAGAGCCGGATCTGTAGCTACCGGGGCATTACCACTATTCACCTGTTTACGCAGCCGTAAGGCCGCACATCGGGCTTAAATGCGTGTGATCAATCTGTTTCGGGAGGATTTAGAGACGTTGGCAGCGTCATCAGCTTCGAGTTGATAGCGGTTCGTGTGGACTGTTCGCGCCTTGTACCTGTTCGAGCTTTACAACTACAGGCCGCTACGTGCTAACATCCCTGAATAGCCACTGTTAACCATAGCGGCAACTGTTGGTCATAGAATCCCTTAAAAAAAGATCGTAGCTTGAGAGCTAAATACTCTGCAAGTTGTTGTTTTTAATGGGATTTGTTGTGTTGGTGCCGATAATAGGAGTCGAACCTACGACCTTCGCATTACGAATTAGTAGAATCACATTTAACTAACTGTTTTACATGCACATTACCGTATTCACATAACTCAACTTAATGGCAAATGATGTAAGAAATTGAATGACGCTTTACCTCGTGTGACACAAAAATGGCACACCATATAAAGCATCCACAGCACGTATTTCGGTGGCACGCACTGTGGAAACACGGCATTAGCCTCACACAGGGAATTTTTTGTACAGCGTCGAAACGCCCACGCCACACGTCTTGGCGATCTGCTGTCGTGATTCACCAGCGGCGATCCGCGATCCCATCTCCTGCCACTGCTCATTAGTAAATTTCGGTCGGCGGCCGCCTACCCTTCCCTTCGCCCGCGCAACGGCTAACCCTGCCAACGTACGCTCACTGTTCAGGTCGGACTCGTACTGCGCCGCCGACAGGATATTGCGGAAATTGTAGCGACCGCTGGCAGTTCGAAGATCCACACCATCAGTAATGCTTCGGAAATTTACGCCATTTTCCTGTAGCTGCTGGAACATCAACAACGCATGTAGGACATTGCGACCAATCCTGTCCAGCTTCCAGACTACCAATTCATCACCGGCCTTCATGGTGCCAACCAGCTGTTTCAATACCGGTCTATTAGCCTTACGGCCGCTGGCATGTTCCTCAAAAATTTGTTCGCAGCCAGCAGATTCGAGAGCCAGACGTTGCAATTCGGTATCCTGGTGGTTTGTTGATACTCGGGCATAGCCATAAATCATAGATATTTCTCCTGTTGTGAAAACAGGAGAAACGGCGAAATGTCGCCTGGTTATCAGGGGTTATAAAAAAGGTTCCTATTCTGGTTTAGCAGGCCAGGCTGGTTTGGTTGCATCTACAGCCTTAACAGCACGTTTGTATGCCATCCATGCTGATAACTTTGTTTTGTCAGCATCGCTGATATCGCCCAATGCCAGCTCTGTGCGCCAGTCTGCGGTGACGTTATCGGCATACGCAAGCAGTTGAGCACGCTCTCGCTCTGCATACTCTAATAGTTGCTCTGTTGTTGGTGGTGGAATGTCAGCCCATGCAGGAAGGCCATCCGGGCCAGGTACGCGCATCTTCCCTTCTTTTGGTGACGTAAACTCTGCAAAAAGCTGTTCATCCGCATCGACGCCATCTTCGGGCCATGAGTTTGTTAACTCATACGCATCACGTAAACCAACGGGGAAAAACGCATTTTTTTCTGCTGAATAGATATATTTCATGAGTTATCTTCCGATTGCAAAATACTGACCACCCTGTCCGATGGAGTTTGTTTGCGCAGTAAATCCCAGCTGCGTTCTGTCGGTCGCTCCCCATGTATTACCTGACGCATAACCTGCATCCGAGACAATAATTTGGTCGATAACAACGGGGAATGGGATAGGAAACGTGACAGGAACAGAGGTTACTGCAAACGGAATGAGACCGAACTGTATTAAAATTTCGCCGATACGGTACCAGCCGTTCCCGTTATTAAACCCCAGCGTTCGCAGAATGTCTGAAGCCGTGCCACCTTTGACCAGGGCCTGCCCTAGCGTCGTTAACTCAAGGTATGACAACACAGATGGCTTGTCGCTTGCCGCGATTATTGCCCTTCCGATATCAGAAAAATCGGTCATCGACATTACGTCTGGGCCAGAAAAATACGGGAGTTTATTGGCTGCGCCAGCCAGCATCGCAAGCGCTGTCAGGGTGTTATCTGCGTCCTGCTTGCCGTTAAGTAAGTTGGGTACACCAAGATACGCCAAAACATCTGAGGCCGTGCCACCTGCAATTATATCTCTGCCAACTTGTGTGAATCCAAGGTATGTGAGAATGTCAGCAATAGTACCTTTCCCGATAATATCTCGACCGACAGAAGTTAAATCAGTCTGCGATGCGGTATCAGTTCCAGTGAAATACGGGAGTTTATTTGCACCGGTTGTGAGCCCTGCCAATGCCGTCAGCGTGGCGTCAAGCGCCTGGAAATCCTTACCGAACGCGGCGGACATTTTGGCGATAAACCCGTTCAGGTCACCATCATCAAGTACATCCAGACCGCTTTTGTTGGCGGTGTACTGCGCCAGCGCTGCAGCTATAAAGCTGGCCTGTCGAATGGCTTTGTTTACCTGAGCACTGGAAGCTTTGCCAGCCGTGAAGCCAGAAAGCAGAGCCGGAAGCGATTCCCAGTCAGCCTGGGCCGTCACGTTAGCATTTGCCGCTGTCGCGAACGGTTTAAAGTTGTTTGTTGCCATTAGAGTATTGTCCCCCATGCTCCAACATCGAACCCACCGATGTATTCGTTATCCATATCAAACCCAAAGAATTTAGAGCCCTCGGATGGTGCTTCTACCGAAGGCGTTTCAACATCACCGACCCATACGCCGGCGGCTTTAACGGTGAGATAGCCTTGTTTGATAGCGGCAATCAGTTCAAGAGACACATCAGAAATATCAGTCTCGGGGAATACCCAGACCGATATCGTCATGTCCTGGTTGTCGACAATTTGCATCCTGAGGCCTGAGCCAGCAGTCGCAGCGTCAAGGATGGGAGGCAGAGAATCGTTCCGGCCGTCCCAGTTGTTGATAGCGATTTTCGCTTTCAGAATGATGCGGTACGTCTCATCACTCAGCGTCGTATAGCCAGAATCAGGATCATATGGCCCCTGCCAGATGCCCTGGTCATATCCAAGCCCGTCAGTGTCCCAGCTGAAATAAACTCCGCTAATTGGCTGGCTGACTATGCGACTGCGTCCGATCCACAGACCGAGGATGTCGAGCTGTACACCGACAGCAGTATCGATATCGAAGGCTGTTATAAGCCCTGACATAGTGCTGGACACATCAATCAGCGGGCGGGTGCTCAGATCTATATGGTCAAAAAAGAGTGGCTTGGTAGCGTGGTAGTTAGTGATCAGTTCGGTGTATTTGCTCATGAGGTCACCGTGATACTGATATTCGCGGTGCTACAGGACGCAGAAGCATCATAGGCAATATCAATGTTTGATGCCGATACGCTGCCAGACGACTTACCGATCAGCAGGTCGGTAATATCGTAATAGCGGGCATTCCCGCCGCTCACAACGCCGAGGTTTGCCGGGGAATAAATACGGCTCAGCAGAACGTCGTCGCCAATTGTTAGGCCATTTATATAATCGGCAACAGCCTGTTTAATCTGCTCGCCGATTTGAGAGGTATAGCCGGTAAAAACTTTCAGGGTAATGGCTACGAAAATTGGCACATCGGTAGAGCGCGAAAAACTGATGACGTGTGGATTACCGTAAGTATCCGGCACCGTGACAGAAGTTGTCCCGTAGGTTGCCGTTCCCTGCCCTTTATTCCCCCTGATGGTCTGGGCTATTTCGGTAACATCCCCACCATCGACGATGGCGGAAATCGAGTGTGGCGGCAGCCCATTGCTGTCGGTTGCCCCCGTGTCGTTCTCATACAGTTTGTGACGTGTCACGCCAGCAATGTTAGCGATTGCACCGTCGACGCCTTCAAACGGTGTGACCGATGGTAGCGCGACGCTTTGCCCCTGCCGAATGCGCAGCTCTGCGTCGGTTTCAGCTGGTGAACCGACAGTAGCCGCAGCCGGGTTGGTTACCGACACCCAGCCGCGAGTCGGTGTATTAATGGTGGTGATAGTCCCGGCCATCGCCGCAACCGAACCGCTATTCGCACATGTGGCCGTCACCAGCACAGTACCGTCAACGCCGATCGCCACACTCGCTGGAAAATTCCAGATAATGCCGTTTTTATCCCGTGCGGAGCCATTCGTGATAGTCGTGCCTGCCGTACCGGTTAACAGAAGGTCAGCAGTAGAGTTTGTCGCTACTTTTCGCGTGATCCCGTTAATTTTCACATTGCTGCTAAGCGCTGCGGCCTGCGCTGTCATCGGTGAAAACGAGTTGTAAATCTCGATAGCGGTGTTGTTAGCGTCATGCACGGCAAGAGCCACCAGCGCGACCATCTGCCCGTCTTTGCTGTCTGGTTCGAGGTAGGCATCACTACCGTAAATCTGCCTGAAATAGCTGGTCAGTGTATCTAGGATTGTCTGGTAATCAGGCGCACTAATCCCCTGGGCGGTTACCGTTGCCGATAGCCCCAGCGTGTCGAGGTTCAAAGCCATTTATGCCTCGCTTGTTACAGTCGTCTGGCCGTAGATTGTGTCAATGGAGGAAGTGAAGGTGACGCGACGGCTGGTGCCGTCATAATTGGTATCGAAGGAAAGAATCGACAGAACGCCCGGTGTGTCCTGTATGCGTTCACGTATAGCCAGGATGTAGACGTCAGATCGCTGTTTACCAAGCACCGACTGAACATACGGCGTGCCTTCCGTCAGATCGAGAAACCACTGACCGCGCCACAGCTCGAAGCGGGTTTTTACTGCCTGGGCGACACACTCCGGGCTGTCGATAAGGAAGGTATCGTCACCCTGCCCGAAAGTGTAATCGCCGTCAGCATCTTCGCGACGGTATCGCATTATTGCGGCCCTCCAGTAGTTCCCCCGCCTGTCTGAACTCCGCCATGTTTATGCGTGGCGACACTTATACCTGAAGCTGTCACATCATTCGTTACCGTAACCGGCCCAAGCATCGTCGCAGTACCACCACTTTCTCCCATTCCCTGAGACAGGTTACCGTTAATCGTTACGTTGCCGTTCAGCGTGATAGTCGGGGATGTGATTGTCGTTCCACCTTCAGCCGTAGCCGTAAGCTGGCCCGGCGTTTTAATGGTGATGTTATGTCCTGCGGCGACCTCTACGAACGCCGCGCCATCATCGGTTCGCAGCTGCGCGGCGCTAGTACTGATACCGCTGATTTTCTGTGCTTGCGACTGCGGGCCAACGATGGCGAACGCATCAGACAAGTCATGCTGGCGCGGGTCGACGGTCTCCTGAACGCCGCCGCTCTGCCACCAGAAATCGATGCATCGGTCAGCAAAGATCAGCAGACACTCGTCGCCTTCTTTTACCGGAAAGGTCAGCGTGCAACCGCCGCCGCGCGGAAAGATAACCGGCACATCCACCAGCGGTTTTAATTCGGTGGAGCCATCGCCAACAATACCGCGAAGCGCCACCTCTACTGTGCAGGTAACAGTGTCAGGATCGAACGACTGAATGATGCCAGGCATCGCTACGCGCATCTGGGTAGACACCGAATCGGCAATGGCCTGCGCGGTCTGCTGCTCACCGCCGATCTGTGATTGAGTTGGAATTGGCATAAAAACTCCATAAAAAAACCCGCTCAGCGGCGGGTTAGGATTCAATAAAATTTTTGAATAATATTTTATAACAACCCCATTTTTCTGGCTGCGTCAATGTTGTAAACATCACCATTACCACTACAAGGGGCGGCTACTGTAACCATTTCCACATATCCTTTATTACCTTTCTGCTGGCATAAACTCGCGTGCATTTTCGCAAGCCTTGCTGCATGCTCAAAGTCTATAAAACTATCAAACGAAGCTTCGCTTAAAGCTGTATATTTTGTTTTGTCAGGAATGTTATGCGATTTTAATACACTGGAAAAATCATTCAAAGCTTTCGACAAGCTAGATATACAAAGGTTTTTATAATTTGCATTATCATATGCCGAAGCTCTTTTACATTCGTCAGCATAACCAGCAATGGCTATTTGGATGCGTCTCATCGTTAAATGATAGCCACCAACATTTACATAAACATTATCCATATTCTGAGAATTTGGATAGCGAGTAACAAAACCTAAATTGTTAATAGCTCGATTCAGTTCGTTTTCGGTTGAATTTGCAGAATTAACATTTAACTTATCAACCTCTACTTCAGGGTGTGAAGCCTCAAATTTTTCAGCATCTTCTTTTTGTTTTTTCACTCTGTTTTTTTGGTTTTCATCAACTTGCTTTTCATATTCAACTTTTTCTCTCTCTTTTTGTGCCAGCCAGTCCCTTTGTGCGTTAACACCATTAGGGTCCCAACTGCATGAAGTCAAAAACACTGAGAAAAATATGGGAGTTATTGCAAGCATATTCATCAGAAATTCATCCTGCGGTTTTGTTAATGGACGCTCCTGATTGCAAATCACGCGCCCCTCTCGCAAAGCACATTAAATCCATGTACCACGCCTGACCTCTTGTATCGCCAGTATAGTCGATAGCTTTGACGATATAAACGCCATCCGTCGCAATGCTGGCTGCCTGTGACGTTGTGCCTGTCAGCACACGGTTGCCGTTCTCTTCTGTTTCGGTGATGCGACCGGGCGACTGTGCTATTTCGCTATTACCGAGCGCGGCGCGGTACACCGAAGCCTGATCGAGCTGGATAAGACCATTAATGCGGATGTTCGGGTTTATCAGGCACCGCACGTTTACGCCGCCGCCCATCGTCTGTTGCGGCATACCAATCAGGCCAGTATTGGCATTCAACACAATAGCTTCGTGAATATATTTATCCTCCGGCACCATCTGGACCTGACCATCCACCAGTTGCCATGTCGCTTTGCACTGCGCAGCAATATTATCCATCACGTTGCGGCTGGATGAGTAAATCGCGCGGCCACGAGGAAACACGGTATCAGGAAAATCGCCGGTAATGCCCTGTGTCACGCCGAACGCGTTGAAATCCTGCATCGTCGCCCGGTGCAGATCCGCAACGGTATAGCCAGCTGCAAGCGTGGTGATGGTGGTCGCATAGAGGAACGCTTCGTGATCACCAATAGCCTGAATCAGCACCCAGGAATCGGTGATATTGTCCTTCCCGGTGACGGTGAAGCGAATATCACCGTCAAAAATCAGGCCGTAGTTCTGACCGTTCACCTGCCCTATCTGGTCTGGTGAAATCTCCCGGGCGACGCCGACCTGGCTCGCATCAACATCCGGCGCTATACCGTCATACCCGGCAATGATGCGAATTTTGGCAAACTCCTGCCCCAGTATCTTGTTCGTGGTATCGGTCGAAAGGTTGTAAATTTTCACGTTCGCCACGCGCGGCCAGCGTGTGTCTGCCCACTCGATCTGGAACGTGACCTTAAAGTCAGACAGGGAAACGCCCTGCCCGTTCTGGTCCAACAGTTGCAGCTCAAAATGGCGCATCCAGTTAAGAGACATTTCTACTCCTGTACGAAAATGAGGTGGCTGTATGTGCCGAGGTTGGTTTTGGTGGGCTCGTCTGGTGCGCCCTTATCGGTCGCCACCACCAGCGCGCCATCAATGCCAAGCTGTGGATATTGTCGTAAAAGGTTCACGCCGGTCAGTAGAGGTACGCCAGAGAGAAGCGCGGCACCGCCGCTATCCATCACGTCCATAATCCAGCCAGCCGCATCACGCCAGATGATCCTGAGCGTATACGTGGTATTGCCCAGCAAAACGCGGAACTGCTGATTGTCAGGAGAAAGCGGTATTTCGTTAAACTGCATATCATCCCCCGAATGCTGATGTAACGCTTCCACCCAGCTGGCTCAGCAAGGATTCGTTTGGCGGTGTAGTGGATTTCGTCCCGGAATTCTGCACCGCCGATGTGCTGACGCCATCCTGCATATCTGATTTATCTGCAACGCTAACGCTCTGCGTTTTCGACATGATCACTTCACGCAGGGTAAGCGTGCAGTTCAGCACGTTCTCGCTGGTTTTGTCCGTTGTCACCTCGATGGCGCGCACCAGCATATTGCTGTACACCCGCTTCCCGGTCACCACATCGAACGGCACCCGGGAGGACTGGAGATCCAGCAGTTGCTGATAGGTCTCTTTCGGGCTCAGTCCGGCGCTGAGGCCGATTGAAGATGTATCAATGAAGTCCAGCAACGAACCGCCCCCAGCGAAGCCGCATTCCATTGTGACTTCGCTGGGACGCTTATATGCATGATCGGCGATGAAACCCGAGGCGCTATTCGTTGTTGGCTTCTCCACCGGGTGCTCAGTAATTTCAAGCGCATCAGAATGCTTTTCGGAAACGACCACACTGGGGATCAGCAGGCCAATTCTCCGGGATTGCTGGCGAAAAATAGCGGAGAGAATATCCATTAGCTCGGCACCGTTCGAAGTTGTTGAGTTAGTTGTGAATTAACGTTCTTCTGCCGTTCAACTGTGATATTGGCAGCCTCACGCGGATCAGATACACCGTGAATATTAATAACCGTTTCTTGCTGGATGTTTTGTGAAGCGCCACCGCCAGCGGCCATACGAACCAATTCACCTGGGTAAGGGTTTCTCCCGTTCTCATGATGGATAATTCCATTCATCAGAGAGGACATGACCTGCGGATCTTTAAGATTGAGAATGGCATCAGGAGCCACCCCCATCACTTTCGATAACTGAGCAATGTAAGCGCCAGTGTTATTTTCATTCCCCGGTGCCCACGTAGAGATTATGTCATTGAGGGTTTGCAGCGGCTTACCTGTGGTCTTGCCTTCAAAGTAGCGCATTAGCTGTCTTGAAAGCGCTTTCAGGCCATCGTAAGCAGTTTCAAATCGCGCGAACCTGCCGCCAGGCCTTTCGAGCTTCGCTCCAGATTGCCCACGATAGTCGATATTACCGGGGTTATTATTTCTAATACCTCGTGGAGCTTTAGCAGACTGCGCATGTTGGGCAGGTTCATCATCACCAAACCATCCACGAATGGTTCTACCTACGTTACGCGGGTCAAAGCCCAGATTTTCCTTAACCCAGTCAGCGCTTCTGTTCGCGCTATCCTCTACTGCCGGTGTGGCGCTCGGTTGCCCGCTGCCCTGATTCAGCAGTTGTTTGCCTATGTTAGCGGCCTGCACCCAGTTTCCATCTTTTATGGCATTCAGCAAATCAGCGATCATGTTCAGCATCTTGCCGAACTCACCCATTTGCGAAATAAAGTTGCTAAAATCCCACTTTAGGGACCATGACTTGGGGTCGATACCGAGCAACTTAGCCAGCGCTTTTGTCAGATCCGTAACAGTCTTTTTCAGGTCGCCAATCATTTTGACGGCCTGATCAATTTCAGTCTTCCATTTCCCCCAGTCAATCAGGCTTTTGCCGCCTTCTTTCCACGCCTGGTAATCATCCCAGAGCAGACCAAGCGCAATAATAAGCGTGGTTATCATGCCCAAGGGCGATGACATGAAAGCGGTATTTAGCAGCCGCCATGCAACCAACAGCCCACTGAACAATGCGATAAGCTGCTGCGTGGCTGGGTTCAGTTTTTTGAACCAGGCGATCACCCCCTCAACAGCCTGCCCGGTTCGCCATAACACGCGGGTAATCGCGTTACCTGCCCAGAGAATTCCTTTGATGATCTTCGTGATGACCGCTTCAATCTTCGGCCAGTTGTCGAGTATCTGCCTGCGGAAGTTATCAATACTGCCAGCAAGGCCACCAGCTAGGTTAGAGCCAATCTTGTCTTTCGCCTGTCCAAGCGTCATCGTCAGATTACGCATGGAGGTCATGAAAATATTGGACTGTTTAGCCGCTGACTCAGCATTAAAACCAATACGCTTTGCCGTCAACGCGTACTCAGAACTGAGCTGCCCCATCCCTCTGCGCATCGCCATCAGCGTGTTTTCATCGATGCCGAGCATCTGCGCGTATTGCTTCGCGCGGTAATACGGCATGTTGTTGAGCTTTTGCCCAACGCCAGTAAAGATGGCCGCAGTATCACGCATCTTTCCGCTGGCATCACGGGTCTGGACGCCCAGGCGGTTCAGGAAGCCTTCCGCCCCCGGATTGCTACGCATGAAACCAGCCAGCCCTTCGAGGGAGGACATGGCCGACTCGGCGCTGGCACCGGTTTGCGATGCGGCATAGCCCAGCGCTTTGATGCCCTGGACGCTGGCCCCCGTCCGTTGGGATGCCCAGTAAATTTTATCCAGACCATTCGCGATCTGGGTGGTAAATCCGACAATGCTCAGCGCTGCGCCTTCCACCACCGCGCCGACCTTCAGAACGTTCGCGGTAACGCCTTTCAGCACGGCTTCGAACTTATTAGCGCCAGCCTGATCGATATCGAACCCCAGCGAAACAAGGAAGTCTTTAATCGTATCTGCGTTACCGCTCATTGGCCGCTCTCCATTTATCTACCCGGGCGTCGTTATCCTCGCGCATGTCGAGGTAGTCATTGAGAAGCGCGATGCGGCAGAGGTCTACCGCACCACTGTTAAGGTCTTTCTGGTCAATATTGAAGGCAAGCGCCGGGCGAAGAATAAAATCTTCACCGCCCGGCAGGCTGTTGAAGGTTATTCCGCTAGCGGGGTGGGCGTCTCGCTGGTAGGGAGTCCTTGCAAAAAATTTCCCAGCGAGTCGGCGACCACCCGCGCCACCAGTTGCAGCATGGTAAGCAGGTCGATATCGTCAAACGCCATTTCGCCATGCTGGCAGACCGGCACCCAGCCTTTCATGTGCTCGCGTGAAACAACGGAAAGGCAGGGGAACAGGATAGCGTCCACGTCGCCATCACTCAGATCGGAAACGGCATTGGCAATTTTGGGCAGGATAGTAGCCATCGCGCCTTCGGTGTCTTTGCTGCTGATTTTCTCCTGAACGCTCCGGAAGTCAGAAACCATCCCGGCCAGTACCGGCAACAGCTTACGGGACACCTTCAGCTGTTCGAAAACGCTGAGCTTTGCGGTGCGATATTTCACGCCTTTAATTTCGAATTCCATGCGTTAAAACTCCCCGAGCAGCTGGTCAATCTTGCCGCAGTCGAACACCCAGGCAACAGTCCCGCCCTCTTTGGCGTTATTGAAATCAGGCTGTTTCTGGAATGCGCACGAACGCGCAGTAGAAATATCACCCGATGCAGTGTTGCGAATGACGATCACGTTATTGCCCCAGGTGGCAGAGGACTGGCTTTGCGCGTTATACGCCAGAGACAGCTTCTTGTTCACTGGCGAGGTTTTCAGCAGCGTCACCGTAATAGTGCCTGATTTATCGGCGTGCAGGCTGTGCATCACTTCGCCATCGGCACCGATGGTCATGGTGTTCTTGTTGCCGCCCATGGTCTGGGTGATACCTTCCTCAGAGTTCGCAGAACCCTGACCAAGATCGATAACGCCGGTCGGCCCGGTGAGCGACGCGGTTACATCGAGAAAAGAATAAGTTGCCATTTATCGCTCCTTAGCGAACCACGTTGATCTGCACATCGGCGTAATGAACTGCACCAGCCAGCTTACAGGCCACCTGAATTAACGGTGCTTTGCGCGCTTCGCGGTCGGCCTGAGCCTGCTGCACCAGAGGTTGCGCATACACGTAATAACCTTTGGTCAGCGTATCGCCGGAATTCAGCTGTCCGATAGGGCCACCATTCCACACGCCAGCCGCTACCAGACCGTTCGTGACGGACTGATCCATGGACTGTTCAACGTTGGAAAGCAGACGGGTCACACCGGCATCAGTCTGCGGAATTTTGGTGGTGCTGGTGTAAAGCAGGTTATAGAGATTGGTCTGAACGTAGTTCTGCAACCAGTCGAGCCCATGGCGCTCGTCGAAGAAGTCGCCGTTCGCCATAACACCCTGTTGCAGGATCGCCGTGTCGTTGGCGTAGTACACGAACACGTTCGCATTCTTCGCATCCACTGCCGCAGCCTGGCCTACCGTCAGCGTTTCGTAGGTTACGCTTGGTTCCTGTTTGAATTTCAGGGTAATGGTGGTATTGCTGCCGTTGAAATTGACAGTAAACGCGCGACCGAAAGCTGAAACCGCCGCATAAGGGCTGCTGGTGGAATACTGAATAAAGGTCCGGGAATACTTGCCAGCCTTTAATTTTGACGCAACATCGGTCGTCGAGGTCGTATTGATAATCTCGGCGTCGGCAGAGGTTACCCCGAAAATTCGGCTCAGACTGGACGCTTCGATGAGTTTAGCAACCTCAATCACGTCGTCAGCATCAAGCACATCACCGCCATCAGCAACATCATCAGCGACAACCAGCCCATACCAGTTGGTATATTGCAGACATGCATTAACAGCTTGCACGATGGTTTCCACGCTGCCACCTTCGGAAGAGGTCAGCGTCTTCGCCCAGCGGCCAACATAAACCTGCGTCGGCTTCGGCGACTGGCTGAAGAAAACCTGCGCCGCTTCATATTCCGGGCTGTCGACTCCGAAGTCCTCGCCAATGTCCTCAACGGACGCATAAAGGCGAACGCGCTCTTGCACCGGAATAACGGTGGAAGAACCAAGAATCAGCAGCGCGCCAAAGTTACGACCAGTAGCCGCTTTCGGCGAGATGATCACATCAACGTTTACAACGTTGGATACAGGTAAGCCCTGCGTCATGGTTTATTCTCCAAAAAAGGTGACTGGCGCTTCCACCAGCGATTTGATGCCGTACTCGCGCACAACCTTCCGGCGCAGGCGCACCGTCATGTCGTAGCGGCGAACCCATTGCTGGTTGATAAGCTCGGGGAAAGGGGTCAGACCGGTATAGTCTCCAAGGGACAAACCAAGCGCGTTCAGCTCAGCATTGTTTTGCGGGACAGATATGCCATCGCGAAAACGGGACGCATAAGACATACCAGCCGGGCCATAGAACGACGCCATGCATTCGAACGTTTCATGCCGCCAGAGCTGAGCGCCCTCGTCGGTCTGCCTGGTGAATGCGGGACTGTTATCAATGGGCCACCCGGTAACTCCGAACGCGCACCAGTTCGTTTCAACTGGTGGAAGTGGCGGCTGGTCTTTCTGCCAGCGCGGGCGAACCATCCCAGCAGGCAAGCCGGAAACGTTGCGCATCCACTGGCTTAGCAGCCTGTCGAGCGCTTCGTCATAATCCGGATCGCCGCTGGTGGGTGTCAGCCAGCCGCGCTCTGTGCTGGTGTTATTGCTCAACGGGAGTACCCCCATCAAACGGCAACAGTTCGCAATGCGCCTGGACGAAGCCAGCACCGTAAGCGGTATACGGGTCGACGAACGTCACACGATAATCACGGTTCTGATACGTCACGATATCGGCATCACGGCCAGTCTGCCCCTGCGTAAGTCGTTCAGTCGTCACGATAAGAATCGCGCCGCTGATAACCTGCCCGGCCTGCATGCGGCGATTTTCCAGGGAGCGGTCAACAGTAACAACCCCGGCAAACTGCGTTTTAACTTCGCTGTCGCTGCCGATCCCGTCATCGTCCACCGTTTGCGCGCGACGCGTTACCCACAGGTTGAAGTCGCAAAAATCGGGGTCAAAAAGCACGTCTGTTACATCAAGATTCGGCATCTTTATCCCTCACAATATGGGTAATGGCTCTGCGGTACTGTCCGGTATCAATCAACGGCCTTACATTCTCATTGCTTATCAATTGACCAGAATCTGGGTTGATAGCATTAAGCTTTCCGTCTGCCGATCTGCGTGCTAACTCAGCTTTCGCCCCTTTGCGCCCTCGACGCGCGCGTGCTTCAACGGTGCTATCAGCAAGCGGTGTAAAGCCGGTAATGGTCATGTAACGCCTGACGCCATTCGCGGCCAGCGTTCCGGCGCGGTTAAGCGCTCTTTCCGCACCCGCCGCATTTCCATCAAGCGCAGCCTGCGCCGCTGCTTTGAGCTGCGGCACCGTCTGTTCCTCTACGGATTTAACGCCGGGGATCAGGTGCGGGCGTGGGGGTATGTTTTGCGCTGGTGAGCCGTATTCGTTGACGTAACCGATCCCGGCATTACCAAACGGAACATCCTCACGCTCGCTGTCTTCTTCCGGGATGCCCACCAGCACATCCTTTTTGGTTAGCGACCGGAGCGCATCCAGAATGGCCTGAGCGTTATCAACCCTCGTTGTTACACCACTTTTGAAACTCATAGCTGGCGACCGCCCGCACCGAACATCGTGATCAGCTGATAAAATTCAGTGCCATATCGGGTGTTATTCCAGAAGCCTGCGTCAGGGTTTAGCGTCGCGCTGGTGTCATAGCTGACGCTTACCTTGTCAACGGACTTGGAGGACTGAACACCATTGGTTGAACCGCCCGGCCCGCCAACCAGCATTGCCCGGCTATCTGCCGCCCATAGCGTCATGTAGTGAGCCACGAACAACTCGGCAAAGTACGGAAACAACTCTTTGCCGGTGACGTTTTCACTCAGCAGCACATCGGCCAGATTCAGACGAAACTGGATTTGCGCTTCGGGATATTTGGCAGGGTCAGCAAACTGCGGGAAGTCGCGGCGAAAATCACTTACTGTTGGCAGGCTTTGATTCTTTGGCATCTTTCGCCCCATTACCGCCAGTCTGGGCGGCAGCAATCTGCGCTTGCAGGCTGTCGTTCTGCTCTTGCAGCTTGAGCAGCGCTTCTTTCAGATCGGCAATCAGCTGATCTTTATCGACAATCTGCTTATCTTTGTCGGCAATCTGCGCTTGCAGGCTGTCGATAATGGGTTGCAGATCATCGGTGTCGCTAATCACGCTTTCGGAAAGCTCAGAGTGCGCCTGGGTGAACCAGTGAGACGCGACCTCTTCCGGTACGTTATGCCGCCCCCGGCCAAACTCCTGTTTTGACTGATCGCCGAGCGTCAGCGTAAACGGGGTGTGAACATGGATGGTAACCAGCTTTTCTTTCGCCATTTTCAGTTTCCTTCTGGCCCCTTTCGGGGCCGTTCTGGTTATCAGATACCGTCCACGTAGGACAGGGTTTCTTTGTACACTGGCTCAACCGCACCGAGCTTGCCGTAGTAGGTCGCAATCTGATACAGACCGCGATACTGGACAGGAACGCTCTGCAACGGCACCAGCGGATAGCGCACGTATTTCTTGTCGTTGGTGTAGGCGACCATACGGTCTTTACCGCCAACTCCGCGCCCTTTCAGCCATTTGACCGCTTTGATTTCCAGCGGAACGCCGTTCTGGTGGAAAGCGATAGTGTTCACGGCCAGATAGGTCAGCAGTGACTGGTTACCCGCTTCGGAAACCTTACGGCTCGCCAGCAGTGAATACTGCTCTGGCGGAATGCGCAGATCAGAAGGCACGACGGAATAACCGGATGCTGCCCAGGCATTCGACAGAACGCTGTTCACGCTATCGAGAATCTCGTCGTTGGTGGAGTTCGCCCAGGTCTTCGGCGCATTGTTCAGCGTCACACCGACAAGGTTTGCCAGCCCTTTCAGGCCGAGCGCATCATCGCCAATGTAAACCTGCTCGTCGTTGTCCATCTGCCATTTGAGCTGCATCCCGTCGTACTTCTGGGTATCAATCGGGCGACCTACCTGCTGAGCTGCTGCCAGCTCTACAACGGTCCAGCCCAGTTCCATTCCCCAGAGGTTCAGCGGATTGCCGTCTTTGCCGATATCAACATTCACGCCAGCAATAGCAGTGGAGTCTTTGCCTACCCAGTTTTTACCGTTCGGATTTGCGCCAGTACCAGCAGCGCCAAAACTGGTGTTAGTCCAGCTGGAAATGTCATCTGCGATAGAAACGTCTTCACGCAGCTGAATATCGCGGGTCCAGGTGTAACCCACCAGCGGCAGGTTCAGCGTCTGGTCGAGTCGCTCCAGCTCCCCGATGAGAAAGGCACCAGAGCTATCAACGGTTGCCTGATCAAAAGTAATCATTCGTCTGTTCCTTAAATCTTCCAGGAGATTTCTGCATTGCCGTTAGCGTCACCGGCCCCTGTGAATTCGGCGTTGGTCAGCGCCACGTTTTTGCCACTGACGGACGTGGACATGAAGCCGCCCAGCGGCACTTTTATGGATTCATCAGTGGAGACGACAACGTATACCGGGGCGCCTTTTTTGATGGTGCTGGCATCAAAATCAGAACCGAGATTAACGGTCATGTAGCCACGCTTCATGGCGTCACCCGGGAAGTTCTTATCCGTCCCCACCTGGCGAACCATGTCTGGCTGCGATGTGGTCGGATACGGACGAACGTAGATCCCCTTCACCTTGTCGGCGGTGTCACCGTCCGCCAGCGGCACGAAAAAGCCGTCAGCGTCATATTTGCCAGCCAGACCATAGGCAGCGAAGGCGTTAGCGGATTTAAGGATCACCGGTTCGACGGTTAAGTCCTGCGGGCGAGAGATAGCCCCGGCAATGCCAACAGGCATCCGGTACAGATATGCAGTCATTGGATTATCCTTTGCGGTTAGACCAGAAGTCGGCGTTTTGTTTGTTCAGGGAAGCGATGCTGGTCATGCCCATATTTGGACGTTGTGCATCGCCCATGGTGCTGCGGGTGTTTCGCCCTTTGGCAATCTCAGACACGGCGTTAAACGCCATATCGACCGATTGCTTGGGCAATTTGCGGATATCTGCATCACCGACAACCTGGCGAACCAGTGTTTTGTCAGCGGCAGCCAGCACATCACGTTTGAACGCGGTCGGTTTCACCTTGCGGCTCAGATCGATACCCGGGACGATAACTTCGGCACGATAGGCAGAGTCACCGGTAATCGTGGTTTCCTCTTCGTCGTCCTCGCCGTCGCAGGTCGGATCTTTTTTGTCTTTTTCATCAGGCTTATTGTCGTTATCGCACGTCGCATTTCCTTCCAGCTTAGCCAGCAGGGCTTTGAGCAAGGTTTTGATATCGTCCTCGCCGTCGCCGGTTGGCTCTCCGCCCATTTCCGGCTTTTGGTCCGGTAATGGTTGCTGCGGTGAAAGGTTAATGTTGAGGTTAACGCCGCTCGGCAGATCCCCTTCATCACCCGTTACAGCCGCTGGCGCAGAGTCCAGCAGTTCGTTCATGGTGTCAGCGTCACCCGTTTTGATGGCCGTGCGCATGCGGGTCCACCAGCTTTTCTTTTGATTTGCCATTGTGTCTCTGTCTCCAATTGCACAACGATTTCCGGCTCTGCCCTTGGGGACAAGAGCCACATGGTTTCCGGTAATATCGACCTGCTCGGCTTTTCCGGGTTCGGTCTGCTCGTACTCAGCGTCATAGCCGCACGACACTTCACGCAGGCCATCTTCGATAAGCTGAATGGCGTTTTCGTCTTTGACGATAAGGTCAGCCAGCATCAAATCAGACTGCACACCCGTCCCGCGCCGGACATTCTGAAGATGCCCGACCGCGAGCTCTTTCCAGTTCTCTGGATTCACCAGCCGCACATCCCCGTTTTCATCCTCGGGATGCAACACCGTGATACTCATTCCTTCGAATGAGGCAAGCGTGGCGGGATGGAATACCTGCTCAGGAGAACGCGTGACGACTATTTCACCGAACTTATCGGGTTTCAGTTTTGGCAGGTCATCAGCACCATAGAGCTGCTTACCTGTTCGTCCTATCGGCACGTCTTTGCACAGCAACGAGCCGTCAGCCAGCTGATAGCGGGTTTCCCCTAGCCGGGTATTGAAAAAATATTTCATGGTTTACCTGCGATTCAGGCGAGATAAGAATGAGGGTTGGGGAAGACGATTTCTTTGTAACAGCGGCAGTTCGGGAGCTCGCCAGCGTGACCGGTCATGCCGTCAAGCGTTGGAGGTCGGCCCCATTCGACAAACTTCCCTTCCATCTCTCGATGAGAATGCCGGACGTCGCCATCTTCGGCTGTACGCCAGATATAACCATTCGAGCCGATTGACAGCGCACGCGCCTGATCCAGTGCACCGGTTGCGCGCCCAAGCTCAGTCCGGGCGATAAGGTTCGCTCGTGAGCGTGACACGTCACCGGAAGCAGCTATCTCTTTCGCGAATGGCTCAGCGCGGCCACCAGTTACTACAGCCTCGATGGCCTTGTTCTGAATGTCATACACCCGATCGGCGGCCTCAAGAGGCAGAGATTTGATGTACTTAATTTGCTCGGCGACGATGGATTTCATCACCTGGCCTACCGGGGCGCGGTCGACCATGTTGCGTAGTTCTGCGCTGATGTTCCGACTGTGCTGACGCCACTGCTTTTCATTCTGGCGCGCAATGTCGGCGGTGAAGCTCTCAGCAACCTTAGTCGCCCAGGGGGTGATGATTTCGCTGTAGCGCTCCAGCGCATCCATTATTTCGGTGACGCTATCGTTTGAACCATCGTAGCGACCATTTACGATATCCCCGACCGCCCGCGCTATCTGCCGTAGGCTCGTTCGATATCGGATCTCCGCCTGGCGGCTCTGGCGGTTTGTCGCCAAGTTCGCCGATGCCTGGCGGCGCTTCGTCTTCGGCATTCTCGATATCCTCGTCGGTAATGGATGCCCCGATGCCGGTGACGTCAGAGTTTTCGCGCAGGTCGGTCATCGCCGCCTTACGCGTCATCAATCCGTCGCCCAGCGCGGTACTGATCGCGTTGGTGGTGTTTACGGCCACCGTTGATCGGTCAACGTCTGACATTTGCCATAGCGGGTTAAACTCAAACGTGAAATCGACCGGCAGCGGCTTTCCGAGTTCCGAGCGGTGCATAATGTCCAGTATCCGGCGCATCGGCAGCCGTAAGCGGCGCTCCTGCAATGAGCTCACCCGGTCGTAATAGTTGGCGAGGTCTGCATCACCAGTAGAGAAGCCTTTCGGGGATTGACCGAACAGGCGTACCAGCGGGATACCAACGGCACCGCTGATCTGCTCAGCAAACTGCGAAAGAATGTCATCCAGACCACTAAAGCTGTACTGGTGGGTTTCGAACTTATCCCGCGAGTCCATGAGCGTCATACCTTCATTGCTCTGGAACTGGCGGATCAGGTCGATGTTCTTCAGCAACGCTTCGAACGCCGGGCCTCCAAGCGCGATAAGCTCGCGCAACTTCTCCACGCTATAGGTACGCAGATGCGCTTTATAGACCAGCTGCGCCGCGCCGACAGTGGCGCTATCGAACGCAGTAAGCCGATCCCAGATACGCTCTACAACCGACATTCCCCATTCGTTTTCGGTCATCTTCTGCTGGAATGGCAGCGTGACGCCATCAAAGCGGATCAGGCGGCTGTGATGGATGCGCCAGGCCGGAATGCCCGTTGCGGTGGTCACCACGTCGTAAAACTCAGGCTTGCCGAGGTCCGGCCCCATCTCTTTAATGCGGCGTGTCAGCACCGGGTTAATCATCCAGCGGTCGAGCGGGAGAATGCCCTTAAACTTGCCCTCGCCAATGGTTTCGAGTCGCAGCGGGGTCATTGGTGCTTGCCCCTCGATCATGATGAAGCCGACCGCGCCGCCGTAGAGACGCGACCATTTCAGCACGTCGTTCAGCGCATCCCAGATCTGCAACTCATCCAGTTGCGCTTCGAGGGTGCCACGGTCTTTGGCGTCAATCTCCGAAGTGATGCGAATGCCTTTCCGGGTCATATCGTCCGGGATAGCGTCGACCGCTTCGCCGATAACCCACGATCCGCGATATGACCATTCCACCAGCATGCGGTTGCGGCTGGTGAAGTTCGCCCGGTAGGTCGATGCTGAGTGCTGGTTAGGCGTCTGCATCCCCACGCGGGCGACAAAGTTTTCATAGCCATCAGCGGTGGCCTGCGCCGTTCGCTGAGAGGCTTGCTTGTTTCGTGCCATCAGGCCTGTCTCCCTAGCAGCTCCCAGATGTTCAGGGCTGAATTCATTGGCGCGTAGCTGATCATCACCGAGTCGGCGAGGTTCGGCGACTTGGTGCCTTCAGGCTGTTTATCAACAACGATTTTCCCCACACCGTTAATGGAATAGGTCGGTTGCGACAGCTCGATGATGAGTTTGTCTTTGCTCGCCATGGCGCTGCTGATTGAGATAATTTCGTCCGGGTTGTAGGCCATTCCCTCAACCACGGCGCGATAGGTGTTCTGGAAAAGCTTGCGTAATTGCCACCAGCTCTGGGCCTTGGCGTTAGCAAAGAAGTCCTTGTTCAGGCGGGCGGCCTGTCCGTTGTCGCCGCGCACCGCTTCGTCGTCCGGATCAAACACCGCGCCGCTACCGCGAAACGGTGTGGCGAGTATTGACGGTCGGCGCGCAGCGTTACGCAGTTCGTTGATGGCGCGTGCATCGCCGCGAACGCCAGCGCCCAGGCCGTCCTCGTCGAAGCGAAATTCTTCGAGGTTGTCCTGTTCGCAAAAGCCGAAGACCTTCTCAACGGACTGGTAAATGTCGCTGCCCACGCCGGACCATTCCCGCACGTTCTCCAGGAGGAAGCCGTGACGGGTCGAAAAGGCGTTTTTGTCCCGGCCTTCGTCGGCGACGTCCATCGCGCCCAGTCGTTTGCCCGTTGGCTGAATACCCAGCTTGATATGCGCGTCGACGGCAGCCTGTACCCAGTCGGACGGGATCAGGACGCCTTCCGCTGATGCGCTGTAGTTCAGGTCAAGTTCCTGCGCCACCACCACCGGATTGTCGATTTTCTCGCATTCCCTGCGATACCACTCTTCATCCTTGCGCGGGTCATTTCGCCAGTGGAATGTGAATACCGGTATCTTCCCGCCGTGACGCTTCTGCGCGAACGGGTTCGCCATGCCGTTAACCGAACTCAGGTCGATACGGCAGCGGGTGGTTTGCGACAGCGCCGCATCAATCAGCAGAGGACGCTGGAGGAATGCAGCCTCATCCACCAGGTAGAGCGTGGTACGGTCACCACGTCCGATATTGTCGCCAGCCTCGCCTTTGATGACCGCGCCAGTATCGGGAAACTCAACGCGCATGTAGGGCGCGTGCTTCTTCTCGTCCCACGAACCGCGAAACTCGACGGGCAGCGTTTCCACGAACTTGCGCGCCTTCCAGAACAGCGCTTTCGGGTCACCGGTGCTGTCGACGTATTCCTCTTTACGGGAGCCGAAGCCGATAACCATTTCTTTGTTGAACAGGCAGAGCGAGCAGGCCAGGCCGATCGCCGTCCAGCTGAGCCCCATTTCGCGGCTCTTTTCGGTGATGCCGTTCTCCAGCTTTTCGCGCCGCTCCATGATCCAGTGAATCCACTCTTCCTGTTTCGGGAACAGCAGAAAAGGGATGGTGACCGGCAGGCCATAATCGATGTTACGCGGGTCAGTAGTCATACCCCAGTCGATGATGAACTGTGCCGGGTTGGTGCGGTAAAACTGTTTTAGTGCTGGCAGCATTTCAGGGTTCTGGCGAATGCGCTGTAAGCGCTCCATCCGCCATTCAAAAACCATCTGGTAATCAGGTTTTCTGAAATCGAATTCAAACGGGAGAGGCATGATCACCCCATCATCTTGCGGTAAATCTCTGCGGCCTGATCTGCGGTGAGGTTGGTCGTCTCGGTCTTGATCGGGCCGCCATCCTTGCCGGTGCTTTCAACCTTCAGCTTATTGGTGTAAGCGTCGCCAACCTCTTTCGCGGCCTGTTCAATCAGCTGCGCCGTCAGGGAGAAGTTTTTCATCCCCTCGGTTTTGGTTGCCATGCGGTCAAGCACGCGGAGGCGATAGGATTTGTTCGCGATCGGAATGTCGCTGGTTTCGGTCAGGAACCGTTCGCGCGTCGCGTGGAACATCTCGATCCACTTTTTGGCGAGCGTCTTACCGCTGGCCTTCGTGGGGTCGTGAGATTCAGCCTGCTGGCGGGTGATCTTGATCCCAAATTCTTTTTGGACAGCCTCGACCACCTGCGATGGCGTGTCATAGCACGCAAGCGACTGAATGATGAAGGCTTTCACATCAGGTTTTAATGCAGCCATAAATCACCATTCGTCTTATACAGTCCAGTATTTAAGCCAGTCGCAGCATGCACGTCCCGCACGCTCTGGCAATATCGAGATGAGCAACCTCCGCTGGCTGATTCGCCGCATCAATCATTTCCTGCACGTCCCGGCTTGCACCGTAACGGCGAACCACGCCCACAAACTCTTCCACGTCATGACCGCGCAGCTTCAGCTTTGGCTGCCCTTCCTGCGTGAACTTCGGCGCGCCAAATTCATCTGTCGCCTGGCAGATGTGATAAAGCTCGTGCTCTATCAGCGCGCAGAACTCCAGATCGGAACATTGCGAACAGTAATCGGCGGCGAGCGTGATGATGAAATGCGGCACCCTGCCGAACCATTCATACATCTGCTGCTCCATCCGCGCTTTCTGCCAGCCTCCGGCACGCATTGCCACTTCTTCCGCCTGCCCCAGCACGGAACGCCCTTTCTTCTCGAAAGCGTTCGACGCCCAGAGAAAGCACAGATCCGCTTCAAGCAAATGCTGGTGGTCAGGGTTGTAGAGGTCACCCTCATCGCTCAGGATGTGCTGATTCAGCCACTCGCCAACGTCATTAGCGGGCATAATGCTGATGTACGGCTTCGGGTCAGGTGGCATCGTAAAATGCGCTGGTGGGTGTGGTCTGTTCATGAATAATTCCAGTGCTCCATTATCGAAGCCCCTCAGTGAAGGGCTTCTGTAATGTCAGTCCCGGACGAACGTAACCTTTGTGGTTATCATTCGCCGCACAAGGCGCGCCACTTCGCGTTGCATTTCATCAATTACTTTTGGCGTCAGTGGTTGATGCGCATATTTACGCTCAATCTCTGCAAAAATCCCGTTCAGCGCCTCGCTGCTTGGCGGGATAACTTCAACGTTTAATCGTGCCATCGGTTTGTCCTGCCCTGTTGTTCTCGAAAGTCCTGATATCAGCCTTATCCCTGTTGCACTGTGCTAACGCTGACAACAACGCAACATTCAGGTTAAGGCTTGCTCCCCACGTAAACGGATCGGGTAAATCTGGCTGGGGTGTTTCAGCCGTCAGGTTGGCTGGTAACGGAACCACCGGAACTGGAACGTAGACCGTTCGCGTAGTCGTGCAGCCGCTTAACTGCGCCAGAAGGCACAAAACGAACAGCACAATCATCATCCGCAACAGCCACTTTGATATCTTCCTTAGCTCTCTGTGACTCCAATGCGATCTGCTGCTTGGCATGTTGGTTTGTCTCCAGAATGATGTTCGTTATTGCTACGGTGCGCAGGACATTCGCGGTGATGGTCTCAGATGAATCAGCACGCTGTTCTGCATCGTCAGCGCGACGCTGTTCCTCCAGAAACTTTCCATGGTAGTGATCCGCTGACCAGACAAGACCGCCAGCAAGACAGGCGATAAACGTCACAATGAGCACCCAATAACTCATTTTCATGCCAGCAGCGCCGCCCGCGCTTTGTTGTAGCGGATCTTGCGGTCCTCAATGCCATTCAGGCCGCCGTTAATAATGCGCGTAACACGAGTAATATCGCCACCGTAGGCCATGCACCCTTTGGATGTGTAGAACCAGGCGGCAGAGCGTGCTGCCTGAAGTTCCTGTTCGAGCTGTTCAGGTGAAGTAACGAGGTCTAACTTTAGCGCCGCCCCACAGGTGCGATAATTATCAAGGCCAGTGATTTGAATTAACCCTCTGCCGCGATATTTCCAGCCATCGCCGGGCGCTTTATTACCCAGGCGGTTGCTATACACCAGATTGGCGATAGCATCCTGCCGGGCCGCGTGTTCGGTTGTTCTGCCAAGTGCATCAGCCTGCTGCTGTGTGATCCTCTTTCCGAATGTCGCCACCAGCGCAGATGGTGTGTAGTTCAAATTTTCGACTACAGCGCTAAATCCGCCCGACTCGTGACCTACCTGAGCGATAAACATCGCCTGGTCAGCAGGAGCAGAAATGCCAAATTCTTTCATCGCAGCATCTACTGGCTTAAACCAGCGCGCAGCCAACCCGGCGCTGATACCAGCCGCCATTTGAAATTGAGACTGATTCATAATTAAACCTTGTTATTGCCGCTACCTATACGTCCACCAATGAACCTCATCGCAAAGCCCCGGATCGCATCAACGCCAATAAGCCCAACGCCGCCGCCAATAGCGACAGACAGAGATTTAGGCCATCCGAAATATTCAAGCGCTGAAGAGAATGTCAGCGTCAACGCGCCGCAAAGCAGAATTTCCAGCGATTTTTTCTTCCAGCCGCCACCGCCACCAAAGTAGGCAATGCGTAAGCCAGCCATGAACAGGGACATAAGGACAGCGCCAAGTGGCGTATCACCTCGCCACCAGCTCTGAAACAATTCGATCAGGTCCGGCCAGGAATGGGGATCATTGTGCATTTTCATAAGCCTCACCTCCGAAAGTTCGGATGGTGCTATGTGTAGGGTTCAGACTCTCGGCGAGATTGACAAAGGAAAGTCGAGGATGATTCCCGGAGCCTGAAAATAGAAAAGGCCACCAGCGAGAGTGGCAGCCATAGAATTATTGCAACAAAAAGCCCCTGCATTTCTGCAAGGGCTTAAATGTGGTTCCCACCGCTCCGCACAAGGCATCTCCGCTGGTGGGTAAGCTCTTTCGCCTTTGACGTCCGAGCATATCTGAATTATGCAGTTTCAAAACTCGTTTTCAAGTCTTTTTCGCAAGTTTTTGCATTTTCGAAGCCTAATTCATCCTTTAATGTGAAGAAGACAGCAGAGTTGAACAACTCAATACACCAGCGCACGCGGTCAATACATTGTTTTTCTGTCAGGAACGGTGCGTAGTAATATTGCATCCATCGAGCCATGTCATTGATGGTTTTCCGCCAGGTGTAATAGTCTTTCCCGATTTCATACACCGGGCTTCCCGGACTGAATGACTTCAGAATGATAGCTTCCATGAACGCCGCTTCCTCCTGATCCCCGGCATTGCCGATCAGGTCAGAAAGTGATTTCTTCGGCCAGATGATGGCTTTTGCCTGCTCAAACAACGCATCGCCGGTATAGCCAATTTTTCGCAGACCAGACAGCACGGTAGCGATCCGCTCCTGCTGTTCGCCAGTCCAGCCGGTCAATATCATCGACCACATACCACCACCGCCAGAAAGGTGTTCTGTCCCGCTGCCCCCGTACATGCCGCCCCAGTGGTTCAGCAACGAACGAACCCAACGGCTTTGCGATGGTGTCAGTCGGCGATATTTTCCCAGGTAAGATCTGCGTGGAGCTGCTGCCAGCGTCGCCCAGGGGTTTTGCGAGTTGGTACGCTCAACAGAAGCCTTCTGATAATTGTTAATGTCGTTGCGTGTCATTGTGCGTTCTCCCGGATGATGATCTGGCCTTTCTCGCCCCAAAGCTTCGTGATGCGACAATCCCAGACGCTGGAATCATCATCAAAAAGCGCATCCATTAGCGCCTTTAGCATGTTGTCGCAGTCTGGTTTTGACTGGTGCGGCTTGCCGTTGAACTGTTCCCGCTTCTTTTTGCTCCAGCTCGGGGGCATTGGCATAACGAAAGTGATATGCGCGCCGGACTCCGGCAGGTGGGTTTTGCGAAGGCGCACTTCATCGCAGAACGCGCGGTAGCGCATGACCGCTGGCCGTGTTTTCCATTTGTCTGCGCGGGTTTGTCTTGGCTTAGGTACAGGGGTAATCTCATAAATCACTTGCATATGATCGCCCCATCAAGCTTCAAGCCTCGACGAATTCTTGCGTGTACTGTGTCCGGCTTCATGCCTACAGCTCTCGCATACTCACTGGCTGATATTTTTTGACCATCAAACATTACAAAGACGGTATTTCTTTTATTATTTTGTTGGCTGCGATTCGTAACCCATCTAATGTTTCCGGGCTCGTAGTTCCCATTGGTGTCAATCCTGTCAAGACTGTAACCATCTGGGCGAGGACCGACGTATTTGAAGAATTCTTCAAAACTCTCTACCCACTCTTTACAGACAGTGATCCCCCTACCTCCATAATTTGAATAAGACCTTACATTCGGATTAGAACACCTGTTTTTCATATCAATCCACGCTCGGTATTCCGGCGTGTTTTTCATCCCATGCTTAGCCTTGAAGCGCCCAGAGCCACCCATATTTTTAAGTGCGTTATCGCTAAGCAATCGTCCAGTTTTGTCAATTTTCATGCTGGCACCACCAGCCCAAGGCGGGCGATCTGGATAACGGTCAGAACGATAGCGCGGTCCATAAGCTGGCGACGTTCGTCGCGCGATAGCTTGCTCCCGTTGTCGATGCTGTCGTGGCAGCAAACGCAGATCGCCGCCGTGGCGCAATCATCAGCTTTCAGGCCCATGCCTTTGCCTTCGTTGCGATGTGCTACCTGCGTCCCCCACGAACCGCATAACACGCACTGCTCGATCTGCCCGACAGCCGCGAGCCATTTTTTGCTGCGGTAGGTTCTCTGACTGGGGTTATTTCGCATTGCTTTCCCCCCAGCGCTTTGCCCATTCGATTTCATTGCGGGATTGTTCGCTGAAAGTGACTCCCTGCTGGGTGCCGAACCAGTAAATCGTCTCGATGACTTCGACCATCTGGGGGATGGTCATTTTGCTGGTGCGCTGGCCGAACATCACTACGCCGCCGTCAAGGCCGGGGGCCATTCGCTGTTCCTGCTTTTTGGTCTTCGCCACCAGCGCGGTGATGAGGTCTTTCCAGTCGTCGGAATCGTATTTATTACCGAACCAGAGAACCTGGTCGGAGAGGTCTTTCAGGAGCGGCCACATCTTGCGGTTTTGAATGGCTGTGCGCGTCGACTCTTTCACGTCGAGAATCAGCGGGCGCTTGCTGTCGACCGGTAACTGACGGATGTAGTTGATAGCGTTCTGTTTGACGCTTTCGTTAATGAGGTGGAATTGTTGGCTCACGCGTCACCCCCGAAGAGGTTAAGCGACAGATACGACAAATCGCTGACGTCGGATAACGTCAGGCGATTGTGTTTAAGCTGGTGGTGCTGCGCCATGGTGTTCTCCGTGGCGCGAATGTCCGGGTGTCAGTTGTTCAGGCTGACAGGGATATTATGGCTGGGCATGCAGGCAAAAGCAATTTGGCAGCAAAGAAAAAAGCCTCCGAAGAGGCTTGTATGTTATTGATTACATTGTGACATGTCACAACGCTAATTTGGTTTCATGCCAGCCACGCGTAACCCAGCATTGCGAATCACCGTCGCACGGACACGACTTAACCGGCAGCGCATCGCCGCATTTACCGCAGCGGTTCGCGCGGATTGACTTGATGCGACCACGAACGCGGGCATCATCCTGGCGGATCAGCATTGCGACGTACTCGCTCATTTCATACGGCGCTCGCCCCGGGCGGCGGGCGGCACAATTGCGCTCCAGCATCTCCAGTTCCTGCGTATCAAGTATGAGCTCAAATTTACGCCCACCAGCAGCAGCTTGCCGGGCGCGCTGGGCGGCTTTGCGTTCAGCGGCAGATTTAGCCATTATTCACTCCCTGCTCAACGTTTTTCAGGTCATTCTCGGCAAAGAGAATAGATGTTCTGGCAGCGCGTAACCGGGCCTTTGCATTCTTCTCTTCGCGCTCAAGATTGCCCACAGCCTCCCGCAACTCATCGCGGCGATGGTGCAATTTGGTTATCTCTGTCACAACCGATTCCCCGTCTATCGCACACTGAAGAACATACTGGAAAGGGTCTACGGCACACCCACATTGCAGACACTTGATAAGTCGATGTTGCTCATCAACCTCAATAGCACGGTGCTTGCACCGCTGCTGGCTGTATTCCTTCCTTTCAGTGACAGATACATTGAGTAGTTTTTCTTCTTCTCTCTTAGGTTGAACCAGTGGGATGATGTTACTTTTGGTTTCGTCACTCACGATTATCTCCTTGCTGCGGTGCTGCTGGCAGTGGCATCCAGTGAATGATTTCATGGCGACTAAAACCAACCCTAAAATCGCGCCAAAATCCGTTTTCATGACAGCAAATAAATTTGTTGCCACCAGCATCGGAAACGAGAACATTTACCCTTTTTGCTGGCATGCGATCGCTACATTTCACCCATTTCCCATAATCTAAATCTGTAGTGCTTACCCACTCTTCGCCAGTTTGCTCATTCAGGCGCTTCAGTAACTCGCCAATCGGGAGCAGGTGGTTACAACTCTGCCAATCGTTCTGGATATGCTGGCGTGGCTCTCCATCCCTTGATTCAGGCCACTGGCGCGCCATGTTCACTTTCAGCTTTTCTTCCATCGCTGCTGTGATTTCTCCGTCAGATATACCGGCGCGCCGCTGGGCATCCCACAAGAGGAATTGGAGATCCGCCCATTCGGATAAATCATCTGGCGCGGCGGCGGCCTCCAGCGCTTCTTTCGCGAGGTGTTTAAGCGGACCGATGGGGCCAACATCCCCGAAGGTTTCCTGTGACCATGCTGCGTGCCGATCACGTATCAGCCTGCGTAATTGCGCCGATGATGCTGACTCGCCGATATTGATGGTGATGCGTGGTTGCATAGGCGGCACCTTCGGCCCTTTTGCTGGTGGAAATTTTTCTGACATATCACACTCCCTTCACTGCGAGGAACGTCCCCATCGCTTTATCGACAAGTTTGGTATTGTGGTATTTGCTGATGGCCCATGTGATAGCGAACAAGATCCAACGGAAATGGCTGGTATACGTTTTGAAGGTCAGACCGTCGCAAATATCCCAAGCGCTCCATCCGTCAGGCCAGTCAGCATCATAAATAGCCTGATACGCTTCCCAGTCGTTGCTGAATCCAGAGCGGCATAATTCACGAACAACTTCACGGACCTTCGCCTTATCGCTATCTGGTGCGTCATCGTCCCAGTCTTCGTCTTCCGGCTGGTCCTCTTCGGGATCTTCAAGATACTCGCTCAGGGATTCTTTAAGGCTCCGGCAAAAAGCATCATGATCGTACTCTTTCGCCAAAAGCTCACATGCTGAACAGCCAGCGCCAGCCTCCAATTTTTCGGACCAGTAACCGGTGTTAATACCGTCTTGCCATGGACCGAAAAAGTCGAACATGTCCGCGATGCGGGAAAATGTCCAGGTCCCCATGTCGCCGGTCACGGTCAGATAACCGGGCCAGGTGATCACATCGAAGTAATAACAGGATGTGCCAGGTTGTTTCATGCGCAAGTGGCGGTAGAGGCCATCATCACGAATTATCTCAAGACGATGAAAGGCTGTATCAACCAGAAAACGGCTGGATGTATCAAATTGGCGGCGTTTCATTGTGCAGCTCCCTGACGAAGTTTTGTGGCTAATGTGTCAGCACGAACACGCTGAACATCCAGCTGCGTCGCCAGTTCACGCACCAGCGCGGCAGACTCGGCGCAATGCAGCTCTTTCGCCAGCGCATGACCGGCAGCTACGAGTTCTTTGGTTTTGTTGGTCATACCGCGTTCTCCTGATGAATGATTTCCAGATCCAGCTTTTTAGCCAGAGCGTGTTCCGCTTTTGCGCCTGCGGAGTTCTGCCAGCCGGACAGCAGGAAAATGCCGTCAGCGCAGCGGAGCATCGCGAGACAAATATCCATGTACTCTGGCTGGCTCAGGCCATCGGGAAGCGTCGCGGGGTTTAACACCACATGGCCTTCCGAAGCCAGGCGCATAGCCTCAAAATGGAACGCAGGACGGTTATATTTCGGAATGCCGGTCATTGGCCCAGCAATGTAAATTTTCATCAAAATTCCCTCTTTTTGTTGGGTCTGGCATCATTCGCGCGGCGCTTCTGCTCAGCAGCAGCCTGGTCGCAGTCGTAGATCGCCCCGTTGCGCTGGTCACAATAAACAACGCCAGTCGGGCCGTGGCGGTTCAGGCGCAACAGCAATTCGGTAGCCGCCTGATCTGCGTTTTCGTCGTATGCGCCTTCGCGGTAAATGCCGATCCAGTAATCGCAATCCTGCTCAATCTGACCGGTGTCGCGGGAGTCACTCGGCATCGGGCGTTTGTTGGTGCGCTTCTCCAGATCGCGGTTCAGCTGGGTAAGCAGCACCACGATGCAGTTCAGTTCCTTCGCCAGGTTCTTCAGCCCCTTCGTGATAATCCCGTAGGCCAGATCGTTACGGTCAGCCTTGTCTGCGGTCATCAGGGTCAGGTAGTCCACCAGCACCATGCCGACAGCGCCGCGTTCGCGTTTGATGCGACGTGACTCTGCGACGATATGCGCCAGCGTGATCCCGGGCGTGTCGTCGACGTACAGGTTTCCGTTCTGGGCCAGCCGTCCAGCGGCAGCAAAGGCCATTGCGACTTTTGTGTCGTCGTACCGATCGCCATAAAACACATCGGTATTTACGCGGCTCACCTGCCCCACCATGCGCTCCACAATCTGCTTATCCGGCATTTCGAGGCTGAACATCAGCGCGGGGAGCTGCTCAACTTCGGCACAGTTGACGGCCAGCTGGCTATACAGCGTGGTGTTGTGGGTTAGAATGTATCCGTCAGTTGCATACAAATGTCTCTCGTGGGATACCATGATGCAAATGCACTCTTCACGTCCAATATACTCAACCGACGTGATAACAGGCGCACTTGTTTTGATGCGTTTTGCAGTGAATTTTTGCTTCAGGCGTGGAGATTTTATGTGTGATAGAACCTCATCAGGCAACCTGATTGCGCAAATATGGGCATCCATACCTTTGCGCATTTCTCCCTTATAACTGAATTTCGGCTCCTGTTTGGTTGTCATACGACACACGCCACCAAGAGAATGCACCAGCCGCTTTACACCATCTGACAGGAACTTGCTTGCCGAGCTAAAGCGCAGGGCATTATTTCCTTCAACCCAACCATCGGTTTCAAGTAATCCGCATAGAACATCAATACGAGTTTGCTTATCAGCAGAAAAAATAATATCCGGGATAATTTTAATCTCTGACATCCGGCCGTAGATACCAAGCCGTTGCATGACCCGCGTAAGAGATAATTTGCGGCTAAACTTGTGAGATAGGGAGTAATCGCAGCCAGAAACATGCCTGACTTCAATATCGTCACCCACTTCAGATCTTACTCGCTCAATGATGTATGGTTCCGTCATGCTGATTCGTGGCGTACCTGCAAGATTTCCATCGCCAAGTAACGCACCTAACAGCCATGGGCTAATCCCTAAATCAACAGGCAATCCGAAGTCACCGCTAATACCAGGAACATGAATGCGGCTTTGATAGCGAACGCATTCCATCATGTCCCGTAGGCGGCTGGTGTCTACAACATCAACGCCACCGGTAATACGGTTACTATGAATTTCCCACAAATGATCATCCGCGCAATCAACGGTTCTTCCGTCAGAGAACGTAACTCGGTAAATATCTCGCTCCCCTTGAGGAAAAACTCCAGACACGAATGATGGTTGTCCATCCACTGATGCTAGGGGATCTCCAACACATACGTCACGAAATGTTGTCCATGAACCATCAGCAAGCAAAATGCGTGAATTAAGCGGTTGCGCTTTCCCCATCTTCGGACGTGCGCCGATCACCATCAGAGCACCTTTAACCAGTCCTTTCGGTTGCAGCAGGTCATCCAGCGAGCCGATCCCCGTCGAAAGCCCTCGCGTTGCGTCTGAGTCGCTCCAGCGCGCTTCCACCTCGTCCACCCAGTCGCCCATCACGTCCGAAAATTCACGGAGCCCACGGCGGTTACCGGTTTTCGAATAGTCCGCGATATCGGTGAACAGGGTCTGAATAGCGTCAAACTTCTGGCTGGTGGTCATCCCGTTGCGGGAATACAGCAACTCGGTAGCGCTGGTCAGCTTGTCGATGCCGTAGCGCTCCATGGCTTTCTCACGCACCAGCATGGCGTAGTGAACAATGTTCGCCGCGCTGGGGGTGTTTTTGGATATTTCGGCCATGTAGGCAAAGCCGCCAGCCTGTTCGCCAAGGCCTTTGGATTCCAGCGACTCAATCAGGGTGATCAGGTCGATAGGCTTCTGGCTGGCTACCAGCTCCCGCATCTCGGCGAAGATCACCTGGTGAGGACGGATGTAGAACGATTCAGGCTTGAGCATCGACATAGCTGTCTGGCAGCGATCGCTACCGCTATCCAGCATCATGCCGCCCAGCACGCTTTGTTCCGCTTCGAGGTTCTGCGGGACCATGTTCATGTCGGTCATAGCGCCTTCTCCCTGGTTTTCAGCAGGGTGTCAGAACGCAGCAGATAATCGAAACTGGCGCGCCAGCCCCTGTCGTTCTCCCCGAAATAAAACTTCGGCGCTCGCTCGGCGAACGCAGCGAAGTAATTCTCTACGGCCTCGACGGTTGGCTCTTTCAGTTCGGTCAGCAGGCGCTTGATAGCACGGCGACGCTTGTCGTTCAGTGCTTCTGCCAGAGGAAGACGGTCTCCCAGGGTGGTGTTGTATGCCGACAGCACAGCCTGATAGTCGATTGGGGTGTTCTTTGAGACAGTTTTTTCATCCTGCCCGACACACTCCCCCTCTGGGGGTTGGGGGGTATTAGTATTTATTGTATTTATATGTCTTTGGTGTCCCCCTGAATTGAGGGATTCATCTTCCCCCGATTTAGGGTATTTTCCCTCGTTTTGAGGGATACCCTGAATTGAGGGATTATCCCCTGAATTGAGGGACTCTTCTTCCTCCTCACTCTTCCCCTGCTTTGAGGGGTTTTCAGCATCACGGTTTTCACCGGCTGGTAGTAACCATTCGGCGGTGTTTTTGTTCGGTCCAATGCTTCGGCCAACCTGGGTAAGCAGGTTCATTCCGACGAGCTGAACGCGCGCTTCACTGACACGTTTTTCTGGCAACTTTGCTATCTGAGCAATCTGGGAATTGGCGATTCTGTCCATGGGCTTATTCCACCCGTAGGTTAGGCGTAGAATAGCGAGCAAGACTTTGAATTGTCGCTTAGTCAGGTCAGCGCCTGAGTATTCCTCCAGAAGCATATTTGCCAGGCGAGTAAATCCATCATCAAGATCTGCCACCCGACGCTCCACGACCGTAAGAGTAGGTCTGATTGGTATGACTGTTGCGATATTACCCACGGTTTTCCTCCTTGCGTTTCAGCTCCTCCAGAATGGCGCGCATCTTCTCAGCCACTGCCGGATTAATTGAACGCGCAAAACGATCGCGGGTAATGTTTTTATGTACAGCGGTCTGGTAATGACGGGTATTTTTTGCCATTATTCCTCCTGCATTTACTGCCGTATTTGCACCTGAGAGCCGCATGTGTTCGCGCACTGCGGCTTTCGCCTTTTCAGAACAGGCCCGGCTGGGCGTTCCTCTTAACTTTTCGCTTATCAAAGCGGTCAGCAGGTAACTGCTGTTTCTCCGCCCACAGCTTTGCGTGCCGTAATACATCATCAAAAATCTTCCCCTTCCGGCTTGCCTGGCTCATGCGCTTGTACATGTCGATAGCCTGAACGCCCCCCCCCTGGGCCACTACCAGAGAGAACCCGAGCTTCAGCAGTTCTTCGCACACATGCTTTTCGATGAATTCGATATGGTTCATGGCTTAATCCCACCCCAGCGGCCCCGGCCTGGCCCGTTCGGCTTTCAGCCCGATATCAGCGAGCGTTTCCACCGATGCCAGATATTCCCGCGATACCAGCACAGCTTCCGGTGGCGCAGCCTGAATCCCGAGGAAGGCCAGCTCTTTCGCCATGCTGGAGAAATGCCCCTCAGCTTTGCGCCTGCTGGCCGTCGACTCGCTGATGCCCATATGTTCGGCGTATGACTTCTGGCCCACTGACGCAAGCCGGGTGAGCAGAACGCTTTCTATCTCAACCGGATTGATAACTGGTGGGTCTAACTTTCGTGCGATTGCGTTCTCCATTGGTGATAATCCCCTTGTAAAAACATATGCCGCTGATTAAGCGGCGGCATCGGGTGCTTTTTCCCGGTCTGGGTTTGCTGCTTGACGCAACCATTCAGAGGTGAACTTCCCATCAGATGCGTCAGCAAGGATCTGTGAATAATTGGTTTTCTCTGTGTATTCAGTGCGCGGTAAAGCTGCGTTCTTAACCCACTTATGAATAGCCACATTCGACAGTCCGCATAGGCGAGCTGCTGCTGTTTGGCCGCCTACAGCTTCAATAGCGAATTGCATTGGATTCATAGCGTTTTCCATTAACCAAATTAACTACGGGTTAAGATTAATTCTTAACTGACAGTTATGTCAACTCTATTCGATAATTAACGCATGGTTAAAAAAGAAGATTTAAAAGAAGAGTTCTCCAAACGACTACACACTGCATGTCTTGATGCTGGTGTGGGTGGGCGTGGGCTCGCAGGCAGGATTCGTAGCGCATTAAAATCTCAAGGCATTGATGTTTCTGAGCCAGGGATCTGGAAATGGCTTAACGGCGCAGCAATCCCAGACATGACAAACATCATGGCTCTAAGTAAATGGCTTGGGGTTTCGCCAGAGTGGCTTGAGTATGGGCGAGGCGAAAAACTCGCTGAAAAACGATTGTCTGATGATGCTCTCCCCCCCGTAAGTGAGTGGGGAACAGTCGAATCTTGGGATAAAAATACCGCTCTACCAGAAGATGAGGTTGAAGTGCCGTTCTTGAAGGATATCGAATTTGCCTGCGGGGATGGGCGCGTCACTGATGAAGATTACAACGGTTTTAAGCTCCGCTTCTCCAAAGCAACACTACGCCGCGTAGGTGCATGCACAGATGGTTCTGGCGTTCTATGCTTCCCTGCCTCCGGCGACAGCATGGAGCCTGTAATCCCTGATGGTGCTACTGTGGCGGTTGATACTGGCAACAAACGGATCATTGATGGTGAGCTTTATGCCATCAATCAAGGTGATCTCAAGCGTATAAAACAGCTATATCGGAAACCTGGCGGTAAAGTGTTAATTCGCAGCATTAACCGTGATTATGATGATGAAGAAGCAGACGAAAGCGACGTTGAAATCATCGGTTTTGTATTCTGGTACTCTGTACTCAGATACCGCAGATAGTGGAAATTGTTATGGAAAAAATTGCGTTTCTGTATGTATCAGAGATATTACCCGGAAAAATCGCTAATGACGTTCATCGACCGGTCCCGTGGGTCACAAAAGAAACGTTACCAGTGACAACTAATTTTGATGTCACTTTCGGGTTAATACTCAAAGTTCGAGAACCATACAAAGTTGAGGTTGATGTTTTTTTTGATGGAAAGAGCCTCTTGGGTAAAGACAGAGACGATGTTTCTGCCGATCCAATCGTCTCATATGTAAACCACGATGATGATTACGTGAGCATCGAGAACATGAGTCTGTTTGGTGTTGAAATATCTAACTATGGCTTACACAAAGTTGTGGCTAAACTCTATGGTACATCTGGTACCGTGAGTGAGGAAAACCTGCTGTCGGAGCAGGAATGTTACTTTGTTGTTTCCAAAGGATGGTTGAAATAATGGCTCAAGCTGTCAATATAAAAACAAGGGAACCAGTAGCCCCTGACAGTCAAAACGATAGCTCAAGCAGCTATAATTTCAGTCACAGCGGAGGAAATGGTGGAGGTGATGACATGCTCCAGCGCGTGAAAGACCTTGAAGTCAAGGTCGCAACCCTTGTCACTGACGTTGCGATAATTAAAGACAAGTTAGCTACCAAAGAAGACATACAGTCAGTTAAAACGGAGCTTCATAAAGAGCTCAACGTTCAAACATGGAAAATAATTGCAGCTTTAGTAATTACAGTTTTAGTTGCTGTTTTCGCTAAGTATTTCATAAAATAATCCGGCCACCGCGCCGGATTTCTACCTTCCTTTTCTGACTATCTCCGCAGCATCTCTGTTAACCCCTTTCCCGATCACGTTCCCTGTTTCACGACTTACCCGTTCCAGCTCTTCGACAAGGTTATCTCTATTGAGAGGCACACCAAAGGCAATAAGATTAACCACAGCCAAACCGATGGCGCTAGAGATCATGCCTGCGCGCTCTTCATTGAATTCCATAAACACCTCCATAGCTGTTTTATTAATCATACCACGCAGTTTTTAAAAACTAAATTAACCTACTTTTCAGTTGGTTATTAACCATCACCAAAATAATTAACCAATGGTTATTGACCCAAAATAACCAACGGTTAATAATCATCTCATCCAAACAACGCATTCAAACGCGAATGCCCGGGTAAAAGTTCTGGCAGCCGGGAAGACGGCAAGGGGATGAGATGGCTAATTACGGCACAACAACATTACCAAGAACCAGCGTGGTACCAGGCATGCTGGTCAAGTACCAGGGGCGCACATACCGCGCATCTGCAAATGTAGGCAAGGGGTTGTATCTGTTCACCCTGTTTGAGCGCCTGCGCACCACCAGCGACGAGATAGAGGTTTATCTCAACCAGCACGGTAAACCCGCTACCCATTAGCGCTAGCGCCAGTAAAACAAAATTCAGCAAACGGTCGGCCTATACGGCGACGGGATTCTTTCAACCTTTTTTCAGAGGAACGGATATGCAGGCAACGACCAAACAGCAGCAGGCGAAAAACCTTATCGCTCTGTTGTGCCTGATGTACCACCTGGAGCCAGCTGACCTTGAGGCCATCGCCCACCAGCTCGCGCACTTCGATGCAGTTTGTGATTACAGAACACAGGGGATTAACAATGCTGCGTGTCATTGATACCGAAACGACTGGGCTGGAAGGCGGCCCGGAAACTGTGGTGGAAATCGCCAGCGTCGATATCGTCGACGGCGTGATCTGCAACCCAATGAGCAACCTTGTAAAGCCTGGAGTGCCGATCGGTTTTGAGGCCATGGCAATTCACCATATCACCGAAGACATGGTGGAAGGTGCGCCGCTGCTCAGTGAAGTAATTGGCCGCTATCTGGGTGCCGACGCATACGTCGCCCACAACGCAAAGTTCGATAAAGCCAAGCTTCCTGCGATGAACGCTCCGTGGATCTGCACTGCCAAGCTGGCGCGCTCACTCCTGCCTGAGCACAAGAGCCACAGTAACCAGTACCTGCGCTATAGCCTCGGGCTGAAACCGGAAGTACCGGAAGGGCTTTACGCTCACCGCGCGCTGTATGACTGCTACGTCACCGCCGAATTACTGCTCTACATGGGCCGCCTGGCGAAATGGACGATGGGCGAAATGCGTACCATCTCCAATAACCCTTCCCTGCTGAACGCGCTCCGCTTCGGTAAGCACAAGGGCGTGACGTTCGCAGAGCTGGCAAAAACTGAACCGGGTTACCTGCGCTGGCTTGTTGCCAACAGCGACGATGAAGATGTGCTGTTCACTGCCGGTCACTGGCTGAACGGGGGTAAATGATGGGTACTCCAGTGCTGATCCTCGGTGACTCTGGCGCGGGCAAGTCCTACAGCCTGCGCAACTTCAATCCGGACGATGTGATGCTGCTCCAGTGCATCCCCAAAATGCTGCCGTTCAAGTCTACGGGCTGGAAACTTCACGGCAAGCAGCTGCCAGACGGAAGCAAACAGCGCGGTAACGTTCTGCGCTCGGATAACTGGGAAACGGTGCTGGACACCATCTATCGCATGGTGCAGTCGAAAACGCGCCGCGTCCTGATCATCGACGATTTCCAGGTGGTCATGCAGCACGAAAACATGAACCGCGCGTACCAGACCGGCTATGCCAAGTTCACCGAAATGGCAGATCACATCTGGCGAATCATCATGGCAGCCACCGAGCTTCCGGACGACTTCCGCGTTTACTTCCTGGCTCACACCGAAGAGACCGAAGGAAAGATCCGTATGAAGACCACCGGGAAGATGCTCAACGAAAAGCTGACGCCGGAGGGCTATTTCTCCATCGTGCTGCGCGCCATCAAGAAGGACGGCAAACACGTTTTTCTCATCAAAGGCGATGACAACGACACCGCCAAAGCGCCGCCTGACCTGTTTCCTGACCAGACGGAAATGGATAACGACCTCCACGCCGTAGACGTGGCTATCACCGAATTTATGACCGAATTGTAACTTTGAGGATTTAACGATGAACCAACCAATGACTTTTATGTGGAACAACGAAACGGCTGAGATGGCGAAGAAAGCTGGCGCAACAGGCGGGATTAGCGAAACCGGCGCTTACGAGGGCGAAATCGTTTCTGCGGTGTACACATTCGGGAAAGATGGCAGCCAGTCCCAGGCGCTCGAACTGAGCCTAGATTCGAACGGGCTTAAGGCGAATTTCCTGCGCATTAACTTCCTCGGCAAAGACGGCCAGCAGACTTTCGGCATGGGGCTGGTATCAGCTCTGATGTGGGTCGCCCAGGTCAAACAGGCGCAACCGCAGCAGGTACAGGGTCAAAACGGCCTCGAATGGCACTGCCCGGCGCTGGTTGGCAAAAAGGTGGGCCTGTTCCTCCAGAAGGTGCTGTACACCAAAAACGACGGCGGTGACGGCTACAAGTTCGAAGTGCGCCACGTTTTCCAGCCGGGAACACGTAAGACCTACGCCGAGCACGCTGAGAATGCCCCAGCAGAAGCGATCGCCGCGCTTGAACTGTCGATGAAGGATAAGGACGAACGTATGCACGGCGGCGCGCAGTTCTCTGGTCCGCGCAATGCCCAACATGGAGGCAACCCTTATGCAAATCAGACTGGTGGCGCACCACAATCGCGTTTGCAGCAGAGCAGCGGTCAGCAAGTTCCTGAATTTGATGATGACATTCCCTTTTGACGGTGTGTGACATGACACACGCACAGGACGAAATCAGGGTTGGCGCGGTGCGCCTGCCCTGGCTCAAAGAGAAAAACGGATGGTTGCTGCCGTGGGGTGAAGTCGTTACCAACCCACTGAAGGCGCAACGACTGGCCGAAGAACTTAACGAAAAGCAGGTGGCAGCATGAGATACGGATCTGTTTGCAGTGGGATTGAAGCCGCCAGCGTCGCATGGGAGTCGCAGGGATGGCAACCAGCATGGTTTGCTGAGATTGAAGCGTTTCCGTCTGCTGTCCTGGCTCATCACTGGCCGCAGGTGGCGAACCTCGGCGACATGACAAAAATCGCCGCTGCGGTGCGCGCTGGTGATGTTGCGGCACCAGATGTGCTGGTGGGCGGCACGCCGTGTCAGGCTTTCAGTATTGCTGGCCTGCGCAATGGTCTGGACGACGAGCGCGGACAGTTAACCCTTTCTTACGTGGAATTAGCGAATGCAATCGACGACAAACGCCGCGAGCGCGGAGAAGATGAAGCGATCATCGTCTGGGAAAACGTCCCGGGCGTCCTCAGCAGCAAAGACAACGCCTTTGGTTGCTTTTTGGCAGGACTTGCCGGAGAAAGCAGCGAGTTGCAGCCAGCAGGGGGAAAATGGACGCACGCAGGTTGTGTGTCTGGACCACAAAGGATTATCGCCTGGCGCGTCCTTGATGCTCAATTTTTCGGAGTGGCCCAACGCCGCCGCCGTGTGTTCGTTGTCGCAAGTTCTAGAAAAGACTTCGATCCCACAGCGGTACTTTTTGAGCTCAACAGCGTGCGCCGGGATACTCCGCCGCGCCGAGAAACGCAACCGGAAATTGCCAGCTATGCTGGAAAACGCTCTGATGGCGGTAGTCACTGGGACAACCCAGCAAATCCACACCCAACCCTGAACCAGTCCAACAATATTGGTGGTATTGGCGCCAGCAATCAGGAAATTTTCAGCCAGCGCGGATCTGGACTTGTATCAGACGCTTATTCCGATATTTCCCGCACATTGTTGGCGAAAGAAAACGACAGCACCGCAGAAGATTTGGACACCTACGTTTTGGCGTATGGCGGAGGCAATACTGGCGGAAGTATCGACGTAGCAACCGCATGCACCGCCCACGGTGTGAGAATGGACTTTGACACAGAGACCTTCGCTGTCCATGGCACGCAAGATCCTGACACTAATCACGAGTTGGCTCATACGTTGGGACGTAATCATGGTCAGGAAAACGCCGTGTGTTATGGGTTTAAACCCGGTCAGGGCAGTAAAGCCGGTGGCATTGGTTGGGCTGAAGAACAAGCCCCTACGCTGACTTCAGCACAATCAGGCACCAATCTGGCCCCAGCCATTGCTTTCGCGGAGAACAGTCGTGGTGAGATTCGTTTGCAGGGCGGCGACGGGCAAATAGTCGGCCCTCTATCCACTGGCGGAGGTAAACCAGGACAAGGCTTCCCGGCAATAGCTTTCAGCTACAAAGACCATGGCGCTGATGCGACCGTGGATATGTCACCAACGCTGAGAGCCGGTAATCACGATACCAGCCATGCAAACAGCGGTCAGCCGCCCGCTATTTGCATCCAGCACGCGTCTATTGGTCGCCACGATGCTGCTGGCCCTCAAGGTAAAGGCTATCAGGAAGACGTGGCCTTTACGCAGGATTCGCGTGCATCTGCTGACGTCGTTCAGTTTGGCATGCAGGTTCGCCGCCTAACGCCCGTTGAATGCGAGCGACTCCAGGGTTTTCCCGATAACCACACTCTGATTTCGTGGCGCGGAAAAGCTGTGGCTGATTGCCCGGACGGGCCACGCTATAAAGCGATCGGCAACAGCATGGCCGTCCCGGTAATGCGCTGGATTGGTGAACGTATCGCGGCAGCACTGCCCATAGCAGAACCTACGCCGCGCAGCTGGCAGCGACCGTTCCTAAAATGGGCTGGCGGTAAATATTCGCTGCTGCCGGAACTGGATCGCCTGATCCCCGCTGGTAAGCGCCTCATCGAGCCTTTTGTGGGTGGCGGCTCGGTGTTCCTAAACTCGGACAAGCACGAACGCTTCCTTCTGGCTGACGTCAACGCTGACCTGATTAACCTGTATCAGATGCTGGCTGTGGTCCCCGATTCGGTGATCTATGAGGCAATGAAGGCATTCAGGCATCTGAATGATGCCGACAACTACACGGAAATTCGTGAAGCATTCAACGCGCAGCGGCTGGATGCGGTCGAGCGTGCAGCAGCATTCCTTTACCTCAACCGGCACTGCTTCAACGGCCTGATCCGTTATAACCTGGACGGTTTTTTTAACGTCGGCTTTGGGAAATATAAAGCGCCATATTTCCCGGAAGAAGAGATCAAGGCATTTAAGCGGAAGGCTCACGCATGCGTATTCATGAATGCAGGCTTCAGGCGCACGCTCGCGCTGGCAGGTGATGGGGACGTCGTTTACTGCGATCCGCCTTATGAACCGCTGCCCGGCACCGCTGGTTTCACTAACTACGCGGCTGGTGGGTTCTCATGGGATAGCCAGGTAGAGCTTGCGGAAAGCTGTGTGGCAGCCCACCAGCGGGGGGCAAAAGTGGTAATCAGCAATTCTACCGCACCGCGAGTAATTGAACTTTACGAACAGCACGGCTTCACGCTGCACCGCGTCAGTGCTCGCCGGGCTATATCCAGCAAAGGCAGCACTCGCGAAACAGCGAGTGATGTAGTAGCGACTTTGGGAGTGAAGTGATGATGAAGCTGATTAATCGCAGTAAGCAATCACCTATTGGTCGCCGCGCTTGCGATGCTGCGCTGGCGGAGCACCACGCTAAATATGGCGATTACGGCAGGCAGAAGCACCAGACAAATTACACCGTCGAGGTGGACGGCATGAAGGTCACCGTCGAAGTCGTCAACCGGGCCACCAGCTATGTCGCCACAGCAATGATCGGCGTTCGCAAACTTCGAAACCTGCCAGCACAGGCACACTGAATAACAATGACGGCCCCGGCTGGGGCCACTGGAGAACATCGATGGACGAAGAAGTATTTACCAGAGATGAGGCCGCCGCCTTCCTTAAAGTGGATAAAGGCACGATTGCCCAGTGGATAAAGTCCGGTCGCCTGGCTGCTACCCGAAAAAATCCACATAAGAAAAAAAGCCCATACCTGATCTGCAAAACAGACTGTATTGCGGCAGTGAAGAACCCGATCCACAATCAACCCGTGAATGCGGTTGATGTGCAGGAGGATAAAGCATGTCAATCAAACAACGTGCCGGTACGTGGCACTGCGACTTCGTTACGCCTGGTGGAAGTCGAATTAGACGGTCTCTTGGGACAACGGACAAAAGGCAAGCGCAGGAGCTCTATGATCAGCTGAAAGCTGAAGCATGGCGAGTTGATAAGATGGGGGAGTTTAAGCCGCGAACGTTCGATGAAGCGTGCGTTCGCTGGCTTAACGAAAAGCAGCACAAGAAAAGCCTGGACGATGACAAAAGCCGGATCGGATTCTGGAGGATGCACTTCAAAGGAATGGACCTGTCAGCAATCACGGAAGACAGGATCTTGTCTGCGGTGAGTTCGATGGTTAACCGCAAGCATCGAATGAACTGGGAGGCTAAGCGCGACAGCCTGCTGCGAAGAGGGAAGCCGGTTCCCGAATTTAAGGACAAACCAGCAGCGGCGGCCACCAAGGCGACGCACCTTGCTTTCATCCGGGCGCTGTTACGATGCGCGGCCAACGAATGGCGATGGATAGCCAAAGCGCCGAATATCAAATGCCCGGTGCCGAAAAATAAGCGTATTCGCTGGCTAACCAAAGAGGAAGCGGCGAACCTGATCCGGGAGCTTCCAGAGCATATGAAGCCGGTTGTTATTTTTGCACTGGCGACGGGGCTGCGCAGGTCGAACATCACAGATCTGGAGTGGTCGCAAATTGATATGCAGAGGAAGGTCGCGTGGATTCACCCCGAGGACGCGAAAGCAGGAAGGGCGATTGGGGTCGCCCTGAACGAATCGGCCTGTAAGGTGCTGCGGGATCAACTGGGGAAACATAACCGGTGGGTCTTTGTTCACACTGAATCATCCGTTCGCCCGGATGGAACGAGAACAAAGGCGGTGCGCAAAATGCGGTCTGATGCTAACACGGCATGGCGCGCAGCGTTAAGGCGGGCGGGAATAGAAAATTTCCGCTTCCATGACCTGCGGCACACCTGGGCGAGCTGGCTTGTACAGTCCGGCGTGCCACTCAGTGCGCTACAGGAAATGGGCGGGTGGGAAAGTATCGAGATGGTGCAGCGTTATGCACATCTGGCACCGAATCACCTGACGCAGCATGCCATGCAAATCGACTCATTCCTGGCGGGGAATGGCACAAATATGGCACAAGGCGCTTTTGCTGAACTGGTGAATATCGCGTGA